AAAAGCCCCTGTTTAAGGGGCTTATTCATGTCCAACGTAGGGTAGCCTACCTAGACCTATTTAAATGCATTGTAGCTCATCCTAGAGGCTTCTCTGTGGCATCTTCCACCTCAGTATGGGACTCCACATAGTATTTACCAGCAAGACTGGCTACTATTAGACTTAGCCCAGAGGCAAACCCAAGAAAGTCGGGGGTCAAAGAAACACCAAACTTGTATATCATTGTGCCACCACCAATGACAGATAACAGCTTGCATAAAGACCAGTCAATACCATTCCGTGCCGTGAATATATCCTTAATATAATTGCTACGCATTGCTCGTACCTCTCAAGAACATTTCCATTTCCATATGTCGCCGTATCTGCAACCCCCGCACTACCTTACCACCAGCTTTATTCCATCTGAGGAACTGGTTGGCGGCATTCCTGTAGAACCCATCATTAAGTGTTCTGAGCAGAGTGCTGCCTTTAAATGCCTGTTGTCCCACGTTGTAGGTAAAGGATACCAATGCGTTGAACTGTAACTGTGTGAGCGGTAGCTTGACAGAATCATTTACGCAGTTTTCAAATGGGACGAGGTCGGAGGCCATGAGTTTCGTGGCATACTCCTCAGTGATGGTTACATATGACTCACCTGTCTTGATAAGGTGGCCATAGCCTATTGTGGGGTATCCTGCAACATCTTTATAGACGTGGGCACTAAACCCCTCCATCTGTTTGATGAAGTCAACCCCGGCTTTACTTGTCTTCATACTTTTCTACTCCTCTCCCCAGCCGTGGTATACGCTCCTCAATAATTGTGGCTAGGCGTGTCAGTTGTGTGCGTATTTCAAGTTGCCACAGGTTTGAGGCAACACCTAAATCAGCTACCTTAGAATCTATCGTGTTTAACCTAAGCCCAATCTCGGTAAACTTCTTCTCGTTTGCTTCTTTTTGCAGGGTCACTTGCTGCGCTAGTAGATTAGCCTTCCCCTCTGCTTCTTGCTGGGCCAGAGTTGTTGCTCGGTTATCTATGTCCTTTGCTGCCATAAGCTGCCGTTTATCTAGCTCCTCCTGTGGTTTTCTCACTGATACATAAAATGTGTAGAGCATTCCCAATATCCCCCCAAGACCAAACACAATAGATACCCACTCCTGCATAATGTTCCCCTTAAACTGGAAAGTTGATAGACACAAACATGTACTTACCTGTGCCTGCTGTTATATTTATTAGCGCCACACTTATCTGGTTTGCAAACTTAATCACTGTATCCGCAGACCATATTTGAGACACAACAGACGCGGAACCCAATCCACCTAGGGCAGCACTCCCATGCGCGGGAGAGCCACAGGTGAATGGGCAACCTGTAACACGCATTTCCCCGCTGGCCCCAGTTGTATTCACGTTAAAAAATGTAAACTCTACAAACACCCTGTTACCTATCTTGGTGTATGTAGCGGTTGTAGTGGGTGGTGTTGTTGGCGGTGTTGCTGCTGTGAGTGTAGCTGTGAACGTGCCCTCCTCATAATCATCCAGTGTGTTAGCATTGGCACTTGCATTCTGCGCTGCTGGGAATACTACCTGCCCCGCCCCTGTGCCATAGGCCAGCACAGCATCAGCATCTGGTAAGGTAAATGTCTTCTCTGCTGTGGCTGGGCCTGAGAACTTGGTAAACCCATTGCCAGTACCACCATAGGTTGATGCAATTACTTGGGTGAGGGGCGCACTACCATCAAAGCTGTTCCCATAGATATTCCTTGGGTTTGTCAGAACAATCGCCTGCCACGAGGGGTATGCCCCCGCACCATTACTGGTTAATGCATATTTTGTTGTGCCTGTTGACGCCAAGACCCCAATGTCATCAGCACCCAAACCCACAGCAACCATATACTGTGTTAATGCTCCGGCTGTGTGTGTTACTGTACCACCCCCAGCACCACCGGAGGCATTCAATGTGGTTCCAGTGAAGGATAGGTTTGTACCTAGTGTTATTTCCTCAATAGCACCCGCCCCAGCGGTTCCCCTCCCAAGCAGCTTGTCTGTGTTCATGGTAATGCCAGTAGAACCCACTGCCCCTACCAAGGCATACAGGGTATCAAGGTACGTCTTGAGAAACGCCTTAACATTTGTCCATGTAATCTTTTTAAGAATCCCGGCAGCAGTTAATGATGTAGCCACAAAGTCAGTGTCATTTGGTGTGGCATCACCCGCACCACCAATCAACGCCCCTAGTGTTGTTGCTGTTTCCGCAACATAATCAGCAACAGGATAATAAGCAGCAGCCCCAGCACCGTCAAACCCAGCAAAGTTAGATGCTGTGCCTGTATGTGCCGAAGAAGTCCACGCAAGATTACTTAGCGTAGCATGGTCGGTCGTTGATGTCTGTGCAAACAGTTGTGTGAAGGCAGAGTCTATCTGTGTGGCAGAGGCCGCACCCTGTGCAACAATAATCCGACCAACCAAGAAGGCTGAGTCCACTAGCTCGGGGGGCTGGGATGCCGGTATGCTCGATTGCTGGGCTTGCGCTAGATTGTAATTACCTCCACCCAGCACTATGTACGCCTCTATATGGTCACGGCATCTTGTTCTATACACCCAGTTGACTGCATACTTACCCCCTGAGAGGGCCACCAAGTCTGTACCATCATCATAATATGTATTATCATAGGCAGATATAACCAGCCGTGTCCACACCCCAGCCACATGCTTATACAGTGCTAGTTCATCAGTGACCGAGGAGTAGGCTGCAAGGCTATTCGCTTCTGTCCCCCACCAAGCAACACCAGAGGTTATAGTTACATCACGAGTAGCTACCTCCCCAAGGACAAAACCACCCGGTTCTATTTGCACACCGAAGAGCCTGTCTATACGCTTCCACAGCTTGTTGGATAATGCTGCACCCTCTGCATCTGCCGCAATAATATGTAGCTCTGTTCCATCCCGGTATGCTGCTACGATTGGGTAGATCGTGGTGTAGTTGAAAGTTGCCTTGCTGGTTAAAACGGATATAGTGGGTGACCCGCCGTTGTAGTCAGCTACCAGATAGTTCATTACCAAGTCAGTGAGGGGGTAATTAGCCCCACCAATCACAAAACTGGTGAGGGGCAGTTCCCCGGCTGCTGTGCTGTAGAATACATATGTCCCCGACCCGAGGGTAAGAGTACCATCAGCGGGGTCTGTTACTGAGGGAGCTACACGAGTGCCAGCAGAGAGGGTGGGGATTACATCAGTCAGGTCTGAGGTAACAATAGTGCCCCATGCCGGGGCAGCAGAAACAGCCCCTGTCCCTGTTTGTGTTAGAAACTGCTTGGTTGTGGTTATATTACCTGCCAGCTTTGTGAGCGTGTTAGTGGCGCCAGAATAGATTACATCCCCGGTAAGGTAGGTAGCTATGCCTGTACCCCCGTTCGTGGCAGGAAGGGTATCTATGACCTCTGTGGTAAGGTCTACGGCACCCCACGCAGGAAGGGAGGGGGAACCATGCAGCAGTTGATGCTCAGTTCCTGATGTAAACAGGCCATGCTGTAGTGCCAGCAGGTGGTAGTTATCCCCTACAGCACCACCCTGTATGCTTTGTAGGTCACTGTGTAGCCGCGTGGCTATATTGGCAAGGTTACTCCCAACAAACGACAGTGATGCCCATGCTATCTGCCCAGTAACTGCAAGTTTCCTGTTTACAGATGAGAACCACTTCTGCCAACCGATACCCTTCAAGTCAGTCTCTGTGTTGTGCGGAATGTGGTCTAGCTTGGAGGCCGCTGTGCTGGTTCCTGTTGTACCTACAACACCAGAAGCCGCTAGAGCGGCACTGGATGTCAGGTTTGCTTCTGCGTCGGTAGTCATGCGCTACCCTTAGTCCACATCCACATTGACACTGATAGACCCGATAGGAAAGGAGAAAGCGGGGTCACCATCATTTACTGTCTTATTGGCCGACAAGGCACCTTGAAATAGCTGGTTGCCCGCAGTAGCAGCATCATAGATAGCCACTCCCACAATCTCACCCCAGTCAGCACCAGAGGCAACAGCAAAGGTGATAGCAGCACCATTGGTGACCGTGGCATCATCGTCGGTTGGGCCTACCCAGTTAGCAGCACTATTAGTTACAGCCACACGAGAGTAGCCACCCCCGGTTACCTCAGTTCCCGAGGCACTGGCCTCCGATGGCAGGACAGTAAACAGGGCGATGTATACTGTGCCCGGTTTTGCAGCCACAGTAGCATCATTCTGAAACCAATACTTGATAATCTGTGATTCAAGGTAGTTACTCATTGCGGACATATTTGTTTCTCCTTTATATCTATATGTATATATATATATATTAAGTATTATATAGCAGACCTCGTTGGGTCTGCTTTTTAGTTATACTCTAACTCTAAGTTTAATCTTTTTAATCTTGGACACCAGAAAAGGCATTTGGTTCATTCTTCCTCATCACTTGCTTGTTCTTCCTTGCGTCTTGCTCGTGCTTCTCGGGCTAGTTGTCTATCTTCTTCCGACATCCCATAGATGCTCACACCAAACATACCAAGCAATGCCCGTTTGGCACTTGTCTCTGCTGACACATCAGATTGAAATGAGCGGGCTGTAAACGGTAACACCTGTCCAGCTACAAAGCTGGCTTTATTTTCTATATCCGGGCCATGTGGATACTGCTTATCCGAGGTTAAGGCCACTATGTTTTTAGGGAAAAAACCCATCTTGTTGCTGAACGTCTTTACCGGGTCACGAACCCACTCTGCAAACTCCATGCTGTGTTTTACTGCCTGCATACTTGTGCCATCAGCAAATTCAATTCTTGTCGGGTCTTTGTTGTCCCACGGAAAGTGTCCTGAGAGGGCATAGTTAATCCCCGTCATAACCGTGCTGTAGAGTATGGCTGTCCGTAACACATACTTTCTTGCCAGTTGTGCATTCGCTGGGTTCTTTGCCCCTCCCGGTAGTGCTTTTGATACGGCCCGGAATGTAGACACACCCCAGTCAGGGGCAAATGCAGCTATCCCCAACAAGTCTCGTGAAGAAGGTTTGAGGATAGCTGCGGCCCGCTTCCTGCCTGCCTCTGATTTTGCCTCAGATACAACCCTATACCAATCCAAACCACCAAAGGTATCATTTACATGGGAAGCTACACCTGCACGGTACTGGTCTTCCGTGAGTCCTTTGCCTGCCTTACCCAGTTTATACTCTTCCATGAGGCGTAGGTATGTGGCTAGCTTCAACCCAGTGTGCAAATAGTCCCAAGTAAACCTATCAAAGGTGTGTTGCTGTATGGACTCTATCTTCTTTCCGGCGGTGCCTAGCAGTTCTGTTTTATGCCCCAGCATCTTACTGGCATAGATGTCTGCTAACTGCCCCACCTGAGCGAAGGCTTCCACAGAAGCGTCTACGGGAATCTCTACACGAAGACCTGCCCGCAGTCCTTTATCAAGTTCATCACCAAAGCCACCTTCCTTGAATTGCTTTAATGCACCATCTATGGCACCCTTAGCGGTGACCAGATTACCACCAGCAAGAGAGTATGCTTCCAGCAATGACTTCGCATGGAAGAAAGAACCAAGTACGTTCATCCTCTTTGTTGCTCGGTTTAAAGCCAAAAGGGCATTAATACCTTCACCATGTGTCTTAGCATCAAACACAAAACGAAGGGATGGGGCTATATCGGGATGTACGTAGAGACCCCGCAACTGGGGGGCATCGAGTTGGATGTAACCAGAATCTGGTGTGGTAGTAAGAAGCCGTGCATTTCGTCCTTCCACATCACCCAGCGTAGCTTCTTTCAGGTTGTTAATCAGTTTTTTATTCTCAATTGCCTTTGTCATTGCTCGTGAATATATCCGGGTAATCTCCGCTATATCCTTTGTTTTTATTGTTAGTGATGTGCCCTCAATAGCTTTTTCCACATCTGCAAAAGTTTTATATTCCCTATGCTTGATAAACTTGGCCATACCTCCGGGTGCCCCCCCCGTTGTTCGAAGTAGTTCACCCATAATCTTTGCTACTTCTGTTTGTGGCAAACCATTACGTTCAATTATATGTGATATATAGGCTTCGATAAAGCCCATAGCAAGCCCCGCATCTTTTGCCAGTTCATAATAACCCTGAGTAAATGCCCTCCACGTAGTAACAACTGCGCGTTCCTCTGGTGTCCGCCCCATAAATTTAGGGTCTTCTGCCAGCACCGAAATCTGCTCTCTGGCCAGTTTATCAGGTACTGCTGTTTCCATGGCTTGGGCTATTTTCTCAGTCAGCCGCGCTTCTGCTGCTATGTTTCCATTTCTGGCATGTATCAGGTCATCCTCTGGGTGATTCTTTGCCTTTGGCAGGAAGCGCAACCCGAAGATAGCACTACCTACAAGAATACCCTCTACCGGATTATCTTGGTCTACGACCGCACCAACAGCAGCATAGGCAGAACCTATTGCTCCCGTCTTTAGTGCCAACTTCCAGTTATTGTGTATTGCTCTTACTGCTTTTGGTAATGAGGCCAGACCAAACCCGAGTGCAGCACCAGCAATCAGTCCCTGTATTTCACGACCCTCCGCTACAAGGAACGGGCCAAGCGCAGCCCCGCCAAGGGCAAGCCCTGATTTAATTATAAGTGCCCTGTCCGCTGCTCCCAACTGAGACTTAAAATAATCCGTTTGATGCAGGTTGAGAGTTGCTGTTTCCCTTATTACCGTTTCTTTCCCTGTGTTGGACACAGCCCGCCATACGCCATCACCCTCCGGTATAACCGCAGCTACCCCATCAGATTTAAAGTGTGCTTCGGCGGCACGGTACTCGGCACCCTCCAACCCATTTACTTTCATTTGTTTCAACACTGGGCCGTTGCCTACCGCGAACATGCGGAAGGCTCCTGCTTGTTTATTAAATATATCACCCAGCGGTTTAGGTTCTACTTGTTTAGGTAAACTGAAATCAAGGTCGATTGAAAATGTAGCACCAGTGGCTGGTATATGTGTGTAATTATCCTCTGGTATCTGTTTGTGCTTTGTTACCCCCGTAGCTGGTGCAACCCGCCCGTCAGAGTAAAGCAATCCATCCTTGGTTAGGACAGACTCCTGCTCAAACAACCTACCCAAATCTTGTGCTACTGCCTTGCTTACACCCAGCACGACAAGAGAGTTCTCTTTGTTCCCAGCATACTTTCCCTTCGCCTCAACATAGGTGAGTCCCTTTGCATCAAGCGTTGCTTTTAATTCCTGCATAAGAACTGCATTCTCTGCTGAACTTAATGCGTTCGCCTTTGGGTTCTCTGCTGTTATGATTGCCCAATCTTCTTTCTGCAAAACATCAGTTATGTTTTTAGGAGAAAATGCCTGCTGTGTTATTGATGGGGTTTTCCCCTCCACCTTAACAGACTTAGCCGCATCACCAAGCAAGACAGCAGCACCCTGTTTATCAAAGGCACCCTTGACATAATATCCCGGATACCCAGCATCAATAACTGCTGACTCGAATGCGTTGGGTTCTTTGGGCAGTTGCAGTGGGTTCTTTGCGGCATCATATAGGTTTTCAAGTTTTACAACATGCTTGGCACTGCCTACACCACCCTCCGGGAATATGCCCTGCCCCTCATCTATGTAGAACGAGATTCTACTTTTTATTCTCGGGTCAACACCCGGTTCGCTCAGGCGTGCAGCTTCCTGCCCCCGAATACCTGTACCATACATTTTGCCCTTTAGTTCAGCATGGGGTTCTTGCGAGTAGTGTACCCCAGTTACCGTTGTCTGGGTGTCCATTGGGGTTGGTCTATTCCAAGGTACTTCCCCAACACTTTCCAGTTGTGCTTTGTGTGCGGCCGGAATTTCCCCGCGCACAAACATATCTCGATAGGCTTTGTACACCTCGGGCTGTAGTTGTCCACGCGCAGCCATATCATCCATCACCTGAATTACATTGTGTGCTGTCCGTGGTAATTCTATTTGCTTACCGTCTTTAATTGTTTTTAGCGGGTAATCATGTCCTGAATTCTTCCCCCCAATGAGGGAGTCCCCAATATCCGCAGTCTCTACTACAAGAGAAGAGAAGTCTGGAGAACCCCCATGGCGGGGGTACCCTACTCCGGGTTTGGCTGTCTGGTGATGTTCCCCTGCGGTTTTAATTATATTCTCGGGTATACCCAGAGCCTGCATTATTTTCACGGTGCCCTCGGGGTGTGTCCGTAGCAGGGTCATGTCATCTTTGGTGAGAGCTGCCTGCTTCTCAAGAATGTCCTTCATTCCTGTTTTACCCAAGTCGTGCCCTAGGGCAGCAAGGTTAGCGCGCACCTGCTGTTCTGTGGATAGACCCAAGGCTTTGCTCAGGCGGGCTACAGAACCGGCCACGCGGGCCTCGTGGGTCACTGTGTTGGGGTCGGATGCTTTGAGCATGTCATTTGCTGCCTGTAAGACAGTAGCTGCGGCCATGTATTTGGCCCGCTTCTCGGCTGTCCAGTCTGCATTACGGCGTTCTACCTTTGCCTTCGGGCCGTATATTGCAGCCATAGTAACACCCAGCCCGGTAGCTGCCCCAAGCAACCCGCCCGCAACTTTGTCGTCCGCCGCATACACCCCTAAGGCAGCACCACCAAGGGTGGCAGATATGCTGGCCACCAACTGCTTGTCCACAGCGCCTAGCTGTGCCCTCTTGTAACCAAAGGCTTGTTCTGCTGGGATACCGGCCAGTTCTAGTTGCTGCCGTGCTTCCTGTGCAATCCATTCTTTGTGGATGCTGGCTTTTCGTTTGGCACTAAGTTGGTCATAGCTGCCTTTGATGCCCGCCTCTTTTACGGCTTGGTTGTAGGCTTGCACAAATTGAGTTTGAGTTATGTTCTCCCTCATCCGTTCTCTCCGCTGTTTCCGCCACGCTGCTGCATCCTCTTTCATGGCCTTTGCATCAGCTTCTGGGATTTGTCTGGCCCTGAGTTTCGCTTCTCTGGAGATTTCAGCAACATCCATTACATCTTTTGCTAAATCAGTTGCGGACACATCTTTTGCTCCGGGCATACCATCCTTCGTGGCCTTCTCCAAAATGCGCATTGCTATTTCTTTGGGGGTTCCACCCTCGGCTAGGGCATCAGTTATTTTTTCTACCGTATTATACCGGGCAATGCCTGCATCCATCTTTGCAGAACCCATAAGAGAACCATGTGCTGCCTTGAGCATAGGTAGACCCATAAGCTCATCCACAATAAGGCGGGCGTCAGCGGCTGTTATTCTTCCCCCCGTCTTCTTTTCAATCTTCTTTAATGTTTCATCTGATGGGTTTATCAGCTCCATCGCCTGTGCCAGCTCAGAGGGGTGGTCATCTGTGTACCCCAGCAGTGCTAAACTTGGACGCAGGGCGACACTAGCGGCAACCGCCTGCTGCGCTTCTGCACCAATCCGCTCCCGCTCTTCTCTGGTAGCACCATTAGACGCAACCCCAGCCATCCCCAGTATACGTGAGCCGTGGTTTGTAAATATACCTATAGCACTAGGCACAATACCCACCACTAAATCAACCGCGTCTATTAGATTGCTTGTGCGTCCTAGCCTGCCTAATTTTCCATAGTTAGCAAAGGCCATGCGTGTGCCTTCTACTAGCTGTGCCCCCGGAGAGCCTCCGGTTAGGTCTATCCCATGGTCTGGGGAAAGACCTTCAAAGGGGTCTTTAACTTCCTCCAGTATGGTTGCATTGGTGTCCTCTGCAAAGGGGTCTTTGATGTCTTCCTGCTGCATTTGCATGGGTTCGTTCCCCCAATCCTGTTGGGGGGTTTGCTCGGCATCCTGTTCAAACGGGTCTATGATTTCCATTATAGTATGTAACCCTTACGTTTGGCATATGCCCGCAGTGCATCCTCGGATACACCGGGGTTAGCCTTTCTCAGACCATCCATCACGACAGTCTCTGTTCTTGCTGGCTTGGCTGGCTTGGTAAACTTGGTTGGTTTTGTAGGGCCTTTTGGTGCCAATTTATGACTCGGGAGTTTAAGGTCTATCTTCTTCTTTAGTGCCCCCTCATGGATGGCTGTTGTGTTTGCTACATGGGTTTGCCTCGCTGCTTCTTCTGCTGCTGCTAACTCTTTTTGTTTTGGTGTTGGCTTTGCTTCGTCTGCACCGCCACCCCATAAGCTGGATATAGATGAACCAACAGCCTTAAATGTTTTGTCCGCGTAGCTGGGTTCTTTCTCCGGCCCATACTTTTTCTCAATGGCGAGTTTTGCTGTTTCCAAACTCTTGTTATATCTGAGGTCTTCTTTTGTAATCGCATCCACAGTTTTATCATATGCAGTTTGGCTGTGCTTTGTATCGGTGCCATCCCGGTTCTTTTGAACTGCTGCACGAAGTTTCGCTGTCTCCGCATTGCGATGGTCTATCTTCGATTTATTATCCTGTTCCCTTGTTTGCAGGTCAATTAGTTTCTCGGTTACCTCAACCTGTTGCAGTGCAGAGGAGGCCATAAGGCCCGCCCGCCTAATTGCTGGGGCTGTGGTTTTGTTGTACTCGGTTGGAAGCTGATTACCGGCCCCCGGCTCAAGTGCGTTCAACTGCTCTTTGGCCCAGTCCAATGCTTCTTGGCTGTCCACTTGATTCATTACATTTGCAAATGTTTCTATGTGACCTTTACGCAAAGCCCACTGTTCTTTTTCAGAAGCTGCGGCCTGCTTGGTCATCAGCGTGGCTTCTTTCATTACCTCTTGGGCTTGCTTTATCATGCCCTGCTGGTACAGGGCCATAGCCCCCGCCTCTAACTTGCTCGCTACAGCCCTTGTTTGCTGAATGTATTTGTCCTGTGTCTCCTCTTTTTCAGAACGAGTCATACCAAGCTGAACCAGTGGGGCGGCATCATCCTGCCCAGCCCCTAACGTATCCAGCTTAACCTCTTCCGATTTTGTGGGTTCAGTTTTCTTGGCGTAAGATTCCAGTGGTTCTGGATTAAACGCATTTTTCATGGCCTCTGCCAGCGTCTGTGCGTCTTCTTCCTCCTGCTGTTGCGCCCTTATTTTTTGTTGTCTATCTTCCCGCTCCCACTGCATTTTCTCCCGCTTGTTCTGAGATTCCAGCGCATCGTTCCAGCCGGTCATAAAAGAATCATAAGTATTAGCCATGATTATTGCCACCAACTAGGAGCTTGTGCGCTCCAATTAGGCCCAAGATAATTAGCACCGCCGGGTTGGTTACCGGCCCAGTTCTGAAACCCGCCAAAGAGACTACCACCCAGATTACCCCACATTTGTGCTTGCCCTTGGTTTTGTTGTCCTTGCAATTGTCCCGCCGTACTTGGAGAACCTGTGTTTGCACCTGAGAGCAGAGCCAACAAATTAGCCAAACTCATTGAATTACCAAACTGATTTTGTTGCTGCTGTGCACCAAGTTGCATCATTTGCATTTGTTGTCCATATTGTTGTTGCTGCATACCACCAGCAAAACTAAGTAGCCCCAACTGTGCTTGCATCTGGTCGTGCAACATCTGTGCTGACATCTGCTGCTGTGCTACCCACTGCTGGGAGGCAAGCTGTGCTGCACCCAAGGATGCCTGTCTTTCCTGCCCAACCACATTGGTAAGTAAATCGGCCTGTTTAAAGTATTGCTGGCTTGCTATTCCCTGCCCGTAATCAGTCAAGGCTGCAAGGCGGTTACCTGAGCCAAGCATACCCTTGGCACCCATAGACCGCTCTACACCCTGCTGTCCTTGTGCAAAGATAAACTTGTACAGCGGGCTAGAGGCAAACTCACCGGGATTGGCAAGCAGTTTAGAAAGGTCACCAGAGTGTTCTGCTGTGATATTGATTGCCGGTGGGGCAGGCATGTTAAAACCACCACCCCCAGCGCCCTCAATATACTTCATCGCTTTGTTAATTATTTCATCGTAGTTTATACCACTACTACCACCAAAGCCGGGGGGCATACCCCAACTACCTCCCCCTCCACCCATACCTCCCGGAGGCATACTCCAACCACCGCCGGGGGGAGGTGGACCTAAGGTATCACCAGGAGGGGGCATCCCCGGTAGTCTTATGGGGGAGCCACCGGGTGGTGTGCCCCACCCTCCCTGTGATTCAAATCCACCCCCAGTGCCACCCGGTATACCATAGGTCCCTCCGGGGGGCATACCATAGCCCCCACCCATTCCTCCGGGAGGCTGGTTATATTGAAACCCCATACCACCAAACATACTGTTGATGAGCATAGATAGCATGGGCTGGTACTGCCCCCGCTGTGAGGCAAAGGGGTCAGCCATTGCTGACCCCCCACCACCACTGTCACCACCACCAAAAAGACTACTAAGAAGCTGTATTCCTACCGGTATAAACTGTGCATAAGACATTACTCTAACCCTCCATAAAAGGAAGCCACCTTACTTTGATTACACAAGACCCGCTCCTTGAGCCTACTCAAGTCAGTCTCAATACGATACTCTTGGCAGGCTGCTAGCCATGCCGAGTCAACATCCACCCCTACACAGTGTTTATATATCTGTCTGCAAACCTCTGGTTTTGCCAACTCACCATACTCAATGTGGAGGATTTCTTTATCTTGTCTTGTTTCTTCCATCAGTCTACTCTCCTCCACAAGGTACTTGATACCAAGTCCTAGCCTAGTATGACTTTGTATAACCTGTTCCAATGGTCTGTGAATCACAACGATTCGTGCTTCTTGAAACATTTGCCTAAGCTCTTTCCAAAGAACAATCAAGAACGTGTCTGCTATACCATCTTCTGGATGTTCATCACAGTATTCTTTTAATTCTGCCAAGGAAGAAAACTCTATGGATTTTTCGTGATGGCACATTCCCCGACCATGCGAGAGGAAGACAGACAGCCAAGTCGTGCGTGATCTTGGAAGACCCAGAATAAAATAACTCATGACTCATCCGACTCCATACCCTCAATGGTAAGGTCAAGCCGCTCTAAACGTAAAGGTATATTATCGGTTACTCGCACATCTACTGAGGGCCTTCTAGCTAATCCCAGCCTGTCTATCTTACTCCGTGTACTGGACAAGTCAACTGTGCGGTACTTGGAGAATGTAGCATAATCATCTTTGCTGTATCTTACCAATGCATTTGCATCTACTTTATCCCCTATAATGTCAAGGCGGGTGATGCGTTTATTAGTGTCTACATTCCCATCAATCTTTGTTGTTCTGGCCAAGAAGTTTATGTATGCCCCATCGTCATCATAGTCTGTTTCCAGCATCTTGTACACAGTACCATTGGATTCATCTATAAAGTAATTGACACCCAGCATGGCTGTTTGCATCATCATGCGGAAGTGCCCCTCAGTATACCCGGTTGCTGTAATTGTTCCCGTTCCGGGGGTTGCTGGTGTACCTGCTACAATATAGGAGAAATGACTGCTATCCACATAGGTGATGTTATAGGTGCCATTGTAGGCACTTTGGTTAGCCCCAGCTATGGTGATGGGGTCGCCATCGGAATAACCGTGTGCGGCCACTGTAGCGGTCGCTGTGATGCCATCCGACTCCAGAGACAGCCCGGTAACCGACTTTGCAGATTGTACTGTCTGACTTGTCCACTGAAACCAAAGCTGGGAAGAGAAGTCATAGACAAGTGTTAAGTCAGAGTCCGCCAAGGTTAGTACATAGAAAGAGTGGCCGTTCTGTTTAAACGCGAATGCGCGCAGGTCAGACATATTATCGGCGTTCAGTATGCGTTCAACAAATACTGTGGATATTTTCTGTGTTTGAAACCCAGTCATCATAAGTACACTTCTACCTGCACTAGCTGCACCGGAACCTTCTTTAGCCTGTGCTACCCAGAGGACAGAACCTTCGGTAAGCACGATAGACTCTGCTGATGCACAGCCTGCTGATACAAAAGCATTGTCCATCTTAGACAGAGGCGAACCTGGGGCCAAGTTAGCGGCATCGTAGAACACCTCGGTTGACCATGTACCAAAGGCCAGCAGGTAGTTCAAATACTTGGCTATAGCTACACCCCCGTCATACTCAACCTCGGGGTTTATAAAGTTCAAGGCATCCCAGTTATACGGGTCTTGAATATCTGAGCCGTAGATAGTGCCCTCAGAGTCCATTACATAGTAGGTACCGTCGAGATAGGCAAGACCACGTACTGTGTTGCCCACATACCCCTGTGAAGCGACCACCACGGTAGCCTTTGTATCTACCCGCGTGATGCTCACCACATGGCTGGCTATTTTCCCTGAGAGCGTTACTGTTATTCCGTAAGAACCTGCTACGGTAATGCCATACCGTCCGGCTGCTTTAATCGTTCCTGTTGCTGGGGTCACTGGGCCTACTGTAACCGTGTAGGTGAATGTATTGGTATCTGTAACTGTAATCAGACGTGCGCCATTATAGGATGATTGTCCTGCCCCAGCAATGGTGACCGTGTCGCCTGTTGTGTATCCGTGGGTTGCACAGGTTACTGTTGCTGTTGTTGTTGTTCTGGTTATGGTGGTTACACTTTTTACCGCTTCTGTCGCTGTCTTCGTTCCGGTTGCGGGGGTGGTGGGAGAACCTGACACGGTGTATGTGAATGTATCTACCCCTGTAACGGTAACTACCTTTGCACCATTGTACGCTGGCTGTGTAGCCCCGGCAATTGTAATTGTATCACCTGTGGTGTATCCATGCGCGGCGGATGTTGTTGCTGTGGCTGTTGTGTCTACTCGTGTGAGCGTGGTTATACTCTTGGTTGCACGAGTTGCTGTGATTGTGCCCGTTGCTGGTGTTATCGGAGACTCAGGTAAGGCATAGGTGAACGTGTCCTCAGTTGCTGCGTCAACCACAGGGAAAGCGCCGTTGTAGTCCGCCTGTGTTGCACTCGTGATTGTAACTGTTTCGCCTACAGCGTAACCATGTGCTACACAAGTTACCGTAGCAACATCCGCTGCCCATGTAATTGAAGTCACACTTTTTAAAGCCTCGGTTGCTGGTGTGGCTGGGGAACCTGTGACTATAAACGTAAACGTGTTAGCTGTGAGTTTCGTGATTTCGTGCAGACCGTTGTACTCAGTCTGGGCGGCATTTGCAATTGCAACTTCCTCTCCCGTATTGTATCCATGGTTTGCTTTGGTTACGGTGGCTACTGTCCCCACACGAGTAATCGAAGTGGTTGCAGCAGGAGTAGCAGAGGCCGGGGTCGTAGGAGAACCTGCTACCGTGTAGGTGAATGTCTTTGCATCCACCCGAGTTATTTCATATTCGCCATTGTACGCTGATTGAGAAGCACCAGCAATTGTTACTGTTGACTTATCTGTATAACTGGCATCAGATATAGGTGTGAGTATATCTGTGTCACCATCATACACCCAAGCATGGGTAATTGTTTTAAATACTAAGGGTGGGTTGCTCATTATGCTTCCTGATAAGTGTATGACTGTGATGGATAGGTGGCTAGTAAGGAGGCAAACTGTCCCGGAGTAATCGCCTCCATAATCACCGTGGTACTATCCCTACGCCGTACAGCCCACCGCCAGAAGGTTTGCATGTTGACCCTTATGGCACCAAAGTCACTAGCAGACCAGCCGCCAGAGGCTACTTTAAAGGCGGTATTGAAGGCTTCTACAGTATAGTGTGGGGATTCTGAATAGTAGGCCAAATCAGAACTACCTGCAAGCGTGACAAAGTCTGTACATGCAATTGTCCATATGTCATTGAAGGACAACACCTGAAAGGGGAGGGTGCTTCCATCCCAAGACACATGAGTGTCCACATTTACTTCTCCGGTGGTAACCTCCGTGTTATACCATGTTGCTGGGGTAGGTAACCCATTAGATACATGGTGGGCAAAAGACCACCCGTTTATTGTGTTGGTGGGCACCGTGTACCGGGTTACCAGAAAAGTGGCCTCACGGCCCGGTGCGTTTAGTGTGGGGGCCTCGGTAGTATCTGCTGGTGCTGAAAAGTAACCAAACCACACATCTATTGTGCGATCAATAGAACCCTCCCATGCACTTATGATTGCGTTACATTCCAGCGGTGTTGGCCTCCACATTTCACAGCGACAACTTAGTGTAGCCCCACCCACTGTGTCTACCGGGTCAAGGGCGGCACCCGGTTCACCTGTGCTTATAGAATAATCACATATCCCTGAGTCACCAAAGGGGTGTTGGTTAGCACCGGCATATAAAATCTGATTCATACCCACAACAAGGGTATCAAAGAAATTTATAAATAGTTGTGGTTGATTGATAGTCATACTATAGGCATTTGTAAATGAAACTCAATACCCGGACGTTTTACCAACATCACCGTGTTCTTGCGGATAATCTCCGCATACCCGTTTGCAATCTTCTGGTCTTTTATTGGTGGGGAACTTCTATTACCTATGGGAAGTACCATAGGGATAGACACTGTCTTGCTCATACAAAGTCAACCCTGTTTCCAGCGGCATTCGTAATTGTCTCATACGTTGAGGACGTTGTGTAAAACCGATTGGTCACCACCACTCTAAGCACGTCAAGATAGGTGTGCAGACCCTGTGCAGCAGCAGCCACATACACTGTGTCGGAGGTAAACCCCGGACGTTTAACTGCAAAGACCCTGTCCTGCCCTTTCAGTTCGCCATACCCGTTGACCAGTTTTGCATCCTTAGCCAGTGAACTGGTGCGGTTTTCCAGCGCAGTAAGAAGTGGGATAGAGGGCATGATTATCTATACGCCTGCATATTCGGTTGAAGAAAGACTGAGCCATCCTCTTGGCTAAAGTCGGCTAACTGCATCCTGTACATTGCTGCCTTTGCTACAATTCTTTGCATCGTGGCTGCTGGGGGTTTTGGGTACTCATCCATAACCTCATCAGCAAGACCATACACAACGGCTTGATAACCTTCCTGTGGTATGTCCAAAACCTCAGACCCGCTACTGAAATCATAGATGGGAATCTGGCAGGATAGGTACAGGTTGTGTGTACTATCTGACGGCGTGCCATAAACCTTTAGCACCCCATTGGTTATCTGTTGGTCATAATATATCTGTGTTACATTACTGCTAGTGCTTTTAGCACTCAGTCTGTTATACTCCTGCTTTGTAATCACCGCTACGGGTGTATCTATGTTAGATGCATCCCGGACAAAGCAGGTATCCAGAATACGGTTTGGGCGGTCTGTAACCAAAGCACCCGTCCCTGTGGCTGTGGGGCCTATCTGATACGAGTTTGTGCCCGAGAGCAGCGGTAGTGTTATATCAGAGAGTTTCCACAGATATATGCTATCAACTTCCATCGCTTTAAGCAGCAGGTTCAAGGCAAACGCGCAGTTTGTTGTATCCTCGGCAGAGGGTACTTCACCCTCACCCAAGACTCCCAGTTTGCGCAGTGCTGCTTTAATAATATCATCCCGAGTCACGCTAAAGGTGGTTGTCCGTGCGGTCATGCTATTTGCTCCAATGTGCCTGTTCCATTATCAATGATAGTCACTGCAACACCTTTTGTGGTCATACCCCGAACTATGACAGTATCCCCAGATACCACAGTAGCCCCTATCGTAATGGTAGCAGCCCCTTGTGTGTACACCCCGTATACCTGCTCTACCACATCCACAATCACACGGTTATCTAACCCCATGTCTGTGTGTGCAACAGCAGTAGCCCCAGCAAGGGCCTGCTTGTATCCTGTGGTAGCTCTATCAGCAGCTTCTGGGCGACTGTATGGGACACCGGCCTGTTCTTTAATCCCCCGTACAAAGTCTTGCGGCGGACGAACCTCCCAGTCCTTCCTGCACACCATTGCCCCATCCCAACGCAACCGTAATTCAGATGCCTTGTATTTGAATCCACAAACATCACAGATTGCGTTCCAATCACCGGGGGTGTAGTGTGTGTTGCCCATGTTAATCTTTCCTTGCGTGGATGATAATGCTGCCTTTATCCCCCACCGAGGTAAACCCGCTGGTAGTCAGTTGCAACTTGCCAGTACCATCCAAAACATTAGACCGGTCTTTCAGGCCCCCAAATTCTTTAAAGCATACATGACTGCTTCCCGGCCCGGACATCACCCATAGCGGGGTATCTGATACCAGATAGTCAAAGGACAGTTCTGCATTGAATCCATTCAAGTCATAAAACAGTTTCATTACCGTTAGGGTAGGCACACCAGCAAGGGCTGGAACTAATTGTGTCGGGTCTATAATCACCTCTTTATCCACCTCACCACTAGCCCCATCACTAGACAAGTACACATGCACAATAACATTGCGGGGGCCGTCCTCAATCACTGTTGTCTCTATTACATTTGCCATTTCTTGCTCCTTCGGAAAGGGGCTTTCGCCCCCTCCTTATTTAGTCGTCAATTTCAGCCCAGATAAACGCAGCGATACCTAGTGCTGCTGTGGTCAAATAGGAGAACGAAATGTTGGTGCCCGGAGGCAGGATAATCTCACCGTTGATTTCCTCATTGTATGCTGCGGGGGAAATCGAACTTGCAGCCACAACAGAACCCAGAGGCTTCAACCACACAGGAGCCGCAGGAAGAGTAGAAGAGGAATCCGCCTTGGCTACCCCTACATTCAGGTTACTACCTGTAGCAAGCGCATTATGAATCACTGCCGGGGTTGTATGAGTTACTGCTGTTTCACTGACGGCAGGACTAACAGCAAGACCTACAACAGCAGCACCGGCGGGGGCAGTGGAAGGTACAAATGTAGCCCTCTTCAACACCAACTTCTTGCCAGAACCTGCTGGGTTAGAAAGTGAAAGGCCGGTGCATGTAGCACTCACCGTGGATAGAGTTACCTCCCCTGTGGTGCAGGCGTGGTATAGTTTGCCCAGACGGGCTTGTTCAAAAAACCATTGGTCTGTGTAAGACATTTTATATATTCCCTTCAATTATTAGGATGAGGTAGTCGGAGCGAGCATCATGCCAGCAGTAGCTGCACCACCAACATTATCCACAAACATATTTGCCTTCGCGTTTGTGTCACCCCATTCATCTACACCAACAGAGTTGCAGTGTGAGAGGATGATAGAGCCATTGGTGCCTGCTGCTGTAGCTACAAACGCATTTGTAATTACAGAGGAGGAGTTATCTACCGCACTGATAAACAAGCAGTCATCAAAGATGACCCAGCGACCCAGCCCTGTGCCTGTGACCAAGCCAATTCCGGCGGTAATATCATCTGTCTCTACTGGGAATACACACTTAATAAACCTGTTGCGTGCTGAACCAGAAACAAACTCCACATTGTAATTCGCTGCTGAACGGGTAATTGTGTCTACCCCTATCTGGCAGTTGATAAAGGTGTTCTCACCACCACCACCAACCTTAAGTGTGCGGCTTGCTGCACCCTCTGCCGTTGCGGCTACGCCAAAACCCAACATAGATACATTGTTGAATACATTGTAGCTGCCTGTTACATTGAACAGAATCTGCCCATCGGCTCCAGTGGAGAACTCATCCATAGCACCAAAGTTGGCAAAGTAGCAACCATTCGCACTTACCGTGATAAACGGTGCCGCATTAAAGGTTGCCGCAGTGTATGTTCCAGTAGGCGGACGAATACTTGCCCGTGCCCCCACTCCAGGTGCGCATACCCCAACCAAGTGGGTGTTCGCCTTGTTCCATACCAATGTTCCTGCTGTTGCCGTCGAATCTATACTCGCGGCCAGTGCTACGCTCAAACGAGCAAAGCCTGTGGAGCTACCATTGGCAATCAAATAAACTACATCGTTGTTTCCTGCGGTACACTTGGCCAGAGCCTGATACAGCGTTGCAAACGCCTTCGTCGGGGTCTTACCTGTGTTGCCATCTGAACCTGTGGCTGGGTTTACAAACCAAGCCTTTCCTGTAAATGGGACAGGCAGACCATTGCCTACTGGTTGCCCTCCATATTGATACAGACCATCTGCAAATGTTGTCATTGTGTTTCTCCTATTACCTTTACTCGGGAGGTTTCCCAACAGCCTGACAGGGCCGTGTAAAGTTCTTTATGTACTCTTTGCTACCTTTGGCGGTGGTATCATCCGATGTTTTTTCACACCGCTTTCCTCACCTAATCCCGGTGCACTACCCTTGGATTGGGCTACTTCCTTTTTTGCTTTTGCCATGTTCTTCCCCAAGGTACAGGGGGGTTATTAGCCCCCTATACTCATTACGCTCCGGTGCTACCATACAGAGCCTGCGCATTACCCCAACCTGCGGAGAAACGCATATAAGCCTTGTATTTGGCATTCAGAGTCTCAAAGTCGCTATCATCACGAAGACTGATTGGCTCCCTGTCCAATGTAAGCAAACCTACCGGCGCATCAGTCTGAATAAACCACGCACCTGCACTTGTCAGGTACTGCCAGACAATAATTTCAGGAATAACACCCTGAGCCTTTAGGACGTTGATGTTGTTATCAGCACCACCCGACTGATACGGGCTTTGCAGGATGCGTGCAGCATTAAACTGTTCGTTCCGGTGGATGATAAGGCGCTTTTGTTGAAGCAGTGCCGGAAGACCACGGGAATCTGTGGTTGCCTGCAAGAGGATAATCATATCCTCAATCGCCGCCTCACTCAGCGCGGTATCTACTGCGGGCCTATTCGCGTAGGTATACCCGGTTTTGTAGGTATGCGCGGTGTTAAGCAGAGTCGCATCATCAGCCCCAACATAACTGGCATTGCCTGCCCTGTTGAAGATGTTTGCATGAACATACTCGCGGGTTCTGTCCATAGACCGGCGCAGTTCTTTTGGCCGGGATTGGGACAAAACTGGGTACAGGTTATCTTGAATCTCTTCGTGCGTCACCTGAAAGCCGTTCTCATATGCAATATGTACAAAGCGCGCCACATCACCCTGAATATGGGTGTCGTATGCGCCTGCTGCACCTTGGTCTTTGACCGAAGCCAGACCAAACCCGGTGTATTCTACCAAGTCCTCCCAGCCCCGACTGGATACACGCTGTTCAAAGATGCGGGTGTGCATAGCATTGTAATCAGTAGACGCCTTTTGAAAAAAATCCAGCACGCCCGGATACTGGGCCTTTAAAAACGTGCCTGTGTTGATTGGTGTTGCCATTATTTATTCTCCTTAGATTGCAGTAGTGCCCGCACCAGACAGTTCATGCCGGTTAAACGACACCAACACTTTCTCATAGGCACCAAGGGCATTATTGGGTTCGCGTACAAGCCCACGCAGTTTCAAGATGCGAGTGCTGGTGGTTGTGATTGTCGAGTTGTCTATAACAGTAGCAGACAACGGGTTTGTCGCGGGAGAAGGGGCAGCTACTGTAATGTCAGCATTCAGGTTCAGCTTCGTGGCTACCAGATTGGTGGCTGTTGCTCCTGTCTGAACCTCACTCACCAAGTCAGGTGCGTCCGCTACATCCACATAGACTGCATCCACATTTGTGGCTGAGATATAACCGGGCTGTTCCAGATTCAGCGCACTACCTACCAGAGAAACCCCCGGATAGACGGCACGAATACCTACAACAACACCACGCGGAACATCCCCAGCAGCCGCTTTCTGCACACCGGGAACACCATTTGCATCACCATCAGCGAGACTCTTTACGAGGTCGCCAAGATAGATAGCACTACCATTGCTGGCTGGCACATAGTACAGGTTTGTTTGACCGTTCCATGTGCTGCCGTTTAGATGCCCCACAGGCCGAAGGCCGAAGGGCGCGTTTGTGTTAGCCATTTGTTACTCCTAAGTTAAAAATTTGTTATCGTTCGTATTTGACTTTTCGCTGTTCCCCTTTTACTGGGGAGATATTGTCACCTTCCACAATCTGCTTGTCTATCTTGTCATTTGCTTTTTGTATTTCTGCTTGGTCTTCCTCGTAAAAAGCCCATGGTTGAATCATCAAGTAAATATCTTGTGGGTGGTTATCCTTATCTGCGGTGCCAAAACGAACACAGACCCGGTCTTCGGGTTCTAAATCTTCTCTCGCGCCATAGGCTTCTCTGTTTGTGATATACCTATAGCCTATCTGTTCATACATTCTCATACTGCCTTTTAGGTCATCATTGACCCAACATAAGTGTCCCTTTTGTGATAGTTCTTCTACCACTCTCGTATCTAACTGTAGGTGCAGGACAGTTCCATTGAACTCTCTGCGGCTTCTTCGTGTCTCTCCTGCAATGCGCTCTGCGGAGGTTCTGATGGTTGTGCCCTGTTGCTCTTCTTCTATCTGAAACTGTTGTAACATTTTTCTATCTCCTTATTACCACTTGTAGGCAGCACAATACTTCTCTTTGGTGTAGTTGGGAATTGTTGTTATCAACAAATCGCAGGCTTCTTTTGCCTCCTGTGGTAGGTTTACATAGGTGTGCTTACTCTTTGCTATAAAGCTACCACCATCACCCCCACCCTCGACGCGGGCTGCATCCTCTCTCTTTGTACCCTCAAACAATTCTGGAAATCGTCCTTTAACTCTCTCTGTGACTTCCTCAAGAAACGGTTTGAAGTTCTTTCCGGTGTGGGATACACCCTGCTTGGCCATTACCTGACCAATAGCAAGAGCATACGCCTCTGCCTCTGTATTTTTAATCCACTGGTTGTCCTTCCGGCTGGCCCACTCGCTGTAAACCTTCTGAGCTTCTGGGTCAACTGCTGGTGTTTCCGTCTTGGCCTCCGGTTTGGCTTCCTCTTTCTTTGCTGCCTCTTTGGTTTCTTCTATCTTGTCGTCAAGTTCAACTACCTTGTCGTAGTCCTGTTCTTCATACGCTGTCTTTTTTTCTGCTTTCAAATCTGCCAATGCTTTGGCATACGCCGTCTTACTTGTTTCCTCATGCACCTTGGCAAACTTGGCAACCTCTATCTGAATTTTTTCAATGCGCGCTTCCAGTTCTTTGTTCGCCTGTTCAAGCCGCTTGTTGTTTTCACGCAGGATGGGGTTTAACTCCTCCCCAAATGTGAGAAACTGCTCCGGGCTTTTCCAGCGCGGGTCATCCTGTGGGTACCTGTCTGCATCATACCCCAGTGTTTGTGCTTTTGCTAACACCTCTGCCTCATTCATTGCTACTTCCTCCCTTGATTGCCACTAAGTCCAAGTCTTGAATCATGCGGTATTTTACCCCATCAAGACCCTTGAAAAAACTACCTGCTAGTTTACCAAACATTATAGTATCACCTAGTTTTGGTGCTACCGAGTTGCGCTTATCTGAGAAGACCTCCGGGCCAAGGGCAACAACAACTCCCTCTACCTGTATCTGGTCATCCCTTTGTGTGAACTCTTCGGGGATATACACCTGTCCTTTCTTTATTTCAGCATCCTTTGGCAGTACAATAATTTTATGCAACAAAGGAAACCAACCACTATTATTTTGCATTACCCGTTTCTCCTGTCTCTATAACCTGCTCAAATATCTCTTGCCTGATTGTCTGTAGCGCCATAATTCTGTTACGTGCCATTGAACTCAAATACCCGGTCTCATCTTGCGTCTTTCCTTCAAATGCTCCATTGGCCCAGTCCTCTGCCAGCTCCACCTCGGTGTGTCTAAGGTAGCGCAAAGCCTCCTTGGTTACCGGGTTGTGCCGCCATTGCTCCCATTCCTCCTTGGTCAGTTGAAACTTGAACTCCTCCATCCTTACCTCCTTGTTGTGCTACCTGTGTGGAATCTACCAGTTCCTTAATTACCTTAATAGTTTGTAGCAATCCATCCTGTTGATGTTTCTTTGCCCCAATCTCCGCATTAAGCAGGGCTATCATGTGACCGGCCTGCATACCTTCTGCGTTAGCCATTTCCTGTGCTGCCCTAGCTTGCAGTTCTTGTATTTCAGCAGAAACCTTCTGTGCCTCAAGCATCAATGCCAACTGCTTGTACTGCATATCAGCCTTCAACTTCATCATGTCAAACTCTAGTCGGGCTTGTTCTGCCTGTACTTTTGGATTGGCTGGTGGTGGTGATTGTCCGTCCCATACCTCAGACAGGTAGGGTATTTGTGCTGCTTCCAGCAACCGCTTCTCAATTGCTAGTGGGATGTATCCCGGCCCCGAGGCTGACATTTGTTTCAGGAACATTGCTTGCTGCACTCTTTTTTCTACACTGGATATGTTCGGGTCGGCGGATGGTTTTACTTCGTTCTCACTGCCTTGATAATCCTCTGGCATGACCATTGCGTCATTCCCTGTGGTGAGGTCGGTAAATGATTGGTTATCCTCAATGTAAATCTGGTTGAGTCTATACCATAGCTGAAACTCTTTCTTGAGGCTACGGTATGTGCGTTTGAAAATTCCACCAAACACTACAGAACCTTGCTTAACCATTTCCTGTGCTGTCTGCGCTGGTGTATTTTGACCAATGTTATCACCAGTCATTATCTCGGTGGTGCCTACTACCCGCTCACCTGCATTTATAAGCAGGCCCAGAAGTGAAAAGAGTACCTGCGAAGGTGGGTTAATCGGCAGGGGAACAACACTGTTTTTTAAATCATTCCCGGAACCATCAACCTGCTTCCATTCACCGGGAAGGAATTGCGCCTGCCCCCTGCGAAGTTTTGCACCCCGTCCCAAGAAACCACCACCGAGGGTGGCTAATGTGCCTTGGTCGAGCAATTGGTTTATCACGGTGTTTACCGTGTGGTTGATAGACCCCAGCAGGGCACCAAAACCGATATCATAAATACCACCATCTGGGGACGGCAGCATTCCATACTTCACATAAAAGTGTTGCGGTTTGATATACAGTATCTTTACTTCCCCAAGAACCTTACGGGTGGTAATACTGTCCTTGAAATACCGTGCAACTATTCTGCGAATCTTTTTGCTTTCTTTCTCAACCGTAACAATATATGGCTCCTCATAACCATCACCATCCAAATCAAGGTAGCGGTGCTGTTCCAGAACCAGTAGGGGTGTATCAAAATCACCTGACGCTGGGGTCTGCCCTTGCAGTGTGTCTGATACCTGCTGTTGCTCTGTGGTTGTGTCTCGTGTCTGTTGCCCCTGCTCTGTTTGCAGGTCGAGATAGATGCCACGAGCAACCCGTTCGTATATGGTGTTACGTGATAACTCTATTTTCTGGGTGATTCTGGATGCTTTTTCAAGCGACTTTGCTTTGTAGGGAATCACCAAGTCCTGTGCAAGGACTCCTTCGGCCACATTATGTTGAAGTGCGGGGTCATAGTACACCTTCTTAAAGGCTGAACCGATAATGCCTTTTGTGAAAAGCACCCTGTCCATTTCCTCTTCCCAGTTGGTATCCTCCTCAAGCAGTTGGTAACTCATATGGGCTGATACCCGACCTGCGCGAAGCGTTTTTAATCCCCGTTCATCCCTGCCTACAACCCGACATTTAACTGGTTCGGAACCTACAATTAGGGCCGGATACTCCCTTGCATGGCACTGCATTGCCGCCATAGTAATTAGCGGGTACATCACGTTGGCACAGTTGGGCCATGGTATGCTCTTCTGTGTAGTCAGTTGAAGCGCCAGCTTTAACGAATCAGCATTGCGTGTCTCCCAGTCAGCCCGAGACTCTAAATCTATATCATAGTCATGAATAACCCGCTGTGCAATGGTTACAAGGTCTTCCTCTGCCAGAAGTTCAGCTATGTTTTTGCTCTTTATCAGAGTGTCTATTTTCAGTGGTTGTTTTATATTCATTTTAGTAGCCGGTCACCGGGTTTCGACCCTCTCGTTGGTCTTGCATGTACTCTTCGTCCCACTCGTCATCTGCCTGCTCTTCACTTGTGGGTGCATCTACCAGTTCATCCAACTTCAAACCGAAAAGAGCAAGAGCATCTACTTGGTCATCATTCCTGCCCCGGTCAAACCGTAGCAGTTCATCTGAAAAGGCTGGATACCACTCAGCCTGCTTATCCACGTACAGACCACCACCGCGCATGACCTTCTGTATGCCCCTTGCCTTGGCTCTTTTGTCCCCTGCTGTCTTCATTGGCTCAAGGGCTGGGTATGTTCGCTGCTTTTCCATTTCCTTGTTGAGGGCGGCACCCATGGAGTGTGCTAGTGTTCCCTTTTCAACAAGAAATAGGGCTGGGTGATATGCCTTCTCTACTGAAAAAATCTGTGTTATTGTTTCATCTGGGCCAAACCTGTCACGGCGAATATCCACCAAATATAACTGCCCGGTGGTATCTACCCCAACAGTCAGAATAGCTGTGTAGTCGGCTCGCTCTGCCACTGATATTGCAAAATCCGCAGCGGAGTAATAATTTAGTGCTAATTCCCCTGAGGTTATCCGTTCTCTGGTTCCTGCTGGGAAGTCCACAAGGTCGGTAGCCCTAAAATAGGCGTTTGTATCGTCTATTGGCTGGTTCAAGTTCTCAGCCGAGTACAGGTCTGTGTCACCATCCTCTGATAATCTGGCATACTCACCCTTAAAATACTCTGCATCATGATGTTCCGGCCACAGAATCTGTGAGTAGTCACTTATTGCTGGGTGTGCCCTATACAGGGCTGAATACCACCCATTAACTTTCCGAGAGGTCGTTGTTCTCAGGGGGGTCACCTTGGTAAACGGTGATGCCTCCTTTGGCATTGTGCTGGCTAACCACGAGTCTGCATGGATAATGGTTCCCACAGCCCGTACTAGCCCAGATTTCGACCGGCATGGCACCAAGGCCCCATTCACCCACTTTTTAAGGCGCTGCCTTTGCTCTCTTGTGATAACATTCTTGTCATTTTCAAGGTCATCAATCAGAATCAGGTTGGGACGCTTCTCCCCCCACTTGTATCCCCGTACTTTCTGACCAACACCCCGAGCTACTATCCTAAACTTGGCCCCATCTGTAAAGGACACAATGATGTCGGTCTCTGTATCCTTCTCAAACTTGGAAATATCAAAAATATCCCATAATTCTTTGTTCTCTTTTATGGCTAGGCCCATGCCCACAACAAATTCAGCAGCCTGTTCCTCTGTGTCCGACACGACAAAGGCAAAATCTGATTCCCGGAAAAGCAGTTTAGCCAAACCATACCCCTGTGTCAGGGCGGTAGTCTTGGCGTGGTCGCGTGGGGCGGCAATACTTACCAGCCGTGAGTCTGAGCAGAACATTTCCCACCACTCAAGGTGGCAGTCCGGTATTGGGGTAGGCTCATCATACCGGCCAATAAGCATAGAGCCAATAAAGCCCTGTAGCTCACTCGGGGTCATGCTGCTCTGCCTCTTCTATTTGGTGAACTTCCCCTTCAATTACATTGCCTTGCGCAAAAGACTTAAAGTGACTTCTTAGCAAGAGCAGCTTTTCCTCTGTTGTTGCAGCAGAAGCCGATATTTGCGTTGGGTCTCCACGCATTAGGTTCCGTTGGTGAGACATTGCATGAAATATCTGCGATAAGTCCCTTGCTTTTACCGGAACTCTTACTGTTTTTTCTTCTGAAATAAGGTCTCCATCTTTTCCTATTTTCTCAGAAAGGTATACACAGTCACCATTTAGGATGCGGTCTTCAAGCATTACTAGAGCTTGCTCTATTGTGTTATTGATTTTACTCAATAAACCATCGTTCTGCTCTATCATTATCTTGCGCTGTACTTCTGCCCACCAAGTCTCTGTCCTCCACTTTTGAAGTTCTTTCTCAGGAACCTTGGATAACTCACTGACTTGTTTCATATCTCCCAGTACGCAGTACAGGGAACACGCCTCAATCTTCTTGGCCTGTGACCAGAACTTGGGGTTGCGGAACTTTGGAGGCTTCCCTTCGGCTTTTGTAATAGTTACCCGTTTCCCATCAAGCACATAATCTGTAATCTTATCTGGGTGGGTATGTTTGCTGTCTTCTGCAAAAGCCATTGTATTCAATCCTATCTAAATGAGTGCTATGCCCGGAACCCCACAGTCTCTTCACGAACTGTTACAGGGAAAGGCAGGCATAGCGGCCTTTTGTCTGGTGGATGTTCTTGGTATCAAACCAAGCCTGCCGGAGCCACAGTTTTACAGACTGCTTCGTGTCCCCAACAAGATAACATCTGTATCTGTATAAGTTACTTTAACTTTGTCCAGTAACCCCCTGTATGCTTTTGTTATTCTCTTCGGGGGCATCTGGTAGCTTCACTCCGACAGAAGTTATTTCTGTTCTCGTGATATATCTTAGACAACAGACTCAGTAATAAGTTCCCCAATCAAAAACTAATCGCTCCTTTGTCGCTCTATCAGGAAAATGTTCTTGCTTTTTCTTTTCTATTCTGTTACCCTTTAAAACTTTAAGTATAATATAATATATAATATAATATAATACTAATTTATATATCCCTTTAGGGGATATTAGAAACTTATAGTTATACTAGAATATATATAATATATATATATATAATATAATATAATACTAATATAAATATAATGCTTAGATTAAACCTCCCGTTCCGGGGAGGACAGCTTAGTATGGGTTGTCTGACAGTATCCTGAATGGGTCTAGGAAGCGTCAGAAGGGGTCTACAATCCATTTGTATGCTGTCTCCGCTACATGGGTAGCTTAACTGGTGAATAAATCTGTTGTAGCCCCTTTAAATTGATCTGACCTAAAAGGTGATTTTCTAAAAAATAATGTGAGTGGGCCATAAAGTGTGTTGAAGTTTTTTCTTTTGCCCCCTCCCCTACCCCCCGCTCGGGGTAGTGCCACACCAAACCCAGATAGACCAGACATGAGGGCAGACTCGAAGAGACAGGGACGTATATACATGGTGTGTATACTTAGGTATATACTGGGTGTATATACATTTGGAGGTGTGCTACTTACCCAATACGTCTAATCAATGGACTAGATAAACTTAACATCCTATCTTATAGGCTAAATGAACCTGCTACTACCCAATCACTGGGGCTAGAACACACTAGGATGCGCTACAATCCATTATCTTGGGGGTCAAGCCACTACCCTACCTTAGGTATTCCCCTGTTCTATGCACTATACTGCATCATTCCATACTCTAACCATGTACCATAATGCATGGCATGGGTATTGCTAGCGGTGACAATTATGGGCACTAAAGTGACAAACTGCGGCACATACCCGGAGTAGGGCAACATAGGAATATGGGGTTAGGGCATGGCATGGTTACTGCTTACTATCTGGATGTAGCGGATATACCCAAGTCTTAGGATTGTTTCGTACCATACAACAGGAGAATATTATGAACTCGTTTATACAGTTATATGACCGCAAGCTGGATGACAGTGTTGGTGAGGCATTAGGCAGTGATGCAGTGTACAAGCTGGATGCCCGTCATATCAATCTGGACATGCATGTAGCTCAAGGCCATATTCGTGCTCACCAGTTACGAAACGTGCATGTTTATGAGGGGTTCCGGGTATTCGCCGGGAACCTTTGGCAAGCGCACCCTGTCACAGAGTTTATCCGTGTTCAACACGATTAAGTGAGGCTGATATGAATACCCCAACGAAGACAACATATGATGCGCTACAGGCGGCGTATGACAATTTTAACAAGCTACTATTCGCTGGCCATTTGCCGGGTTGCTTGATTACCCTGCAACGGAAGAAAAACTGTTATGGGTATCATGCCCATGAACGGTTTGGGGATAAGGAAGGCAATGTGGTATGCAATGAGATTTCCCTTAACCCGGATTACTTTGACCGGGATAGCAAGGCTATCTTATCTACCCTTGCCCATGAAATGTGTCACTTGCAACAGGATTGCTTCGGGAAGCCCACACGCAAGGGCTATCATGATAAGGCGTGGGGTGCGCTTATGGAGGCTATTGGCCTCATCCCATCCAGCACAGGTGCAGCAGGAGGCAAGAAGACCGGGCAAAAGGTATCACACTATATTGAGAAAGATGGTAAATTTGATATTGTAGTGGATGCTTTCCTTGAAGCCGGGTTTGATACCCTTTTGATTGACCTTTGGGCAAAGAACAAGCTCACAACTAAACCCAAGGCTGAGAGTAAAACAAAGTATCTGTGTCCATCGTGTGGGTTGAATGCATGGGCAAAGCCGTATAGCACATTGGTTTGTGGCGACTGTCAGATAACAATGCCAGCGGACATATAATCAGTTCCTGCCATGTGACAGATGGCAGTGACGGATTATTTACAGGGCTATGGAACTAACTGGGAACGTGTGGCACTAATTGACACATAGGAGGTGATCATGGACAAGCTAACCACAAATGAACAGACGAAGGCGGGGGAGAACATAGCCCTTGTGCTGGGTTTAAAATTAGATGAGCATGGGCGGTACCCTACCACAATAGGAAATAAAACTGCCCTTGGGTTGTATTTGACAATCCAGCGGATTATTGCCGGTGAGATATTATGAGAACCATTGAGGTTGTTTTTCTAACTGTGTTTGCCATACTAATTGCTGGATTATTGGCATATGGCCTGCACGTTCTTTTAACCGTTCCAAAGTTTTAAACAGGAGGTCTATCATGGACAAGTTTGATGAAGTCAGTTTTTTCCTAGCATATGAGGACGGGGAACTATCCGACGAAGATATTATTGAAGGGTTCCAGCATATAATCAGCAATGGTCTAGTATGGTCTTTACAGGGCAGTTATGGCCAGACAGCAGCGGCACTGATTGATGCGGGTATCTGTCACAGATAATCAACTACTGCCCGGTGACAGCGGGCAGTGATGGGTTACTTGTATCGTACGAAACACTAGGAGGATGTTATGTTTCCGATTAGGGATATTAGATGTAGCAGTGCGGTCATCCTGTTAGACTCATTGACAAATGATGACAGTAATTATCTAGGTAGTGGCACATTTGCTTCCGTGTATAAATCAGCCGATGGGCGGCGGGCATACAAGATAATACACAAAGCAGATAGTGCCTATATGCAGTTCCTAGTCAACCTGTCAGAGCAAACAGAACAAAACCCGTTTCTTCCTGTTATTTACAGTGTAACAAATGTGAATGATGGCGACCACGTATTAGTATCTATGGAACTGCTTAAGGCGTTACCTAAAGCTCAGGCCGAGTTAGTTATAGCATTTCATAGTATACTAAACACCACTGTGCCACTACCCAGCAATAAAGACACACTTGAGCGTGCCGTGGCCTTTTTGCAGAGTATCGCCGCCGAATGCACAGGCATCTTCTTTGATGTACATAAAGATAATATTATGCTACGTGGGACCCAACCAGTAATGACTGATGTACTGTGCAACAAGGGGGATTTTTAAATGGGGCTTATCATGAAAGAGTCTAGGAAGGTTCTTACGGTATATCAAAATGGTGAAGGCATAAGGGTGTATCGTAACCCGTCGAGGGAACAGGTTGAGGCATTAAAACGTAGAGTACCTGTTATCCGCACATTTTGGGATGATGATGGCAACTGTTATGCATGGGACGGGTATACCCTAACCCATAGCTATATGCGTAAACTCCTCCGGGTACCTGCGCCTACCTATGCGTGTGATGATATAGATGGCTTTTCACAATCGTTAGAGCAGGCGTTAGAGGCTTGCGGTTTTGCTATAATAGACAAGGAGCAGGCAGCATGAACAGTAACCAGCTAAAGACAGGAACACCATACAGGTTTGTGATTAGTAGACATGCTGATAGCGCTGGTGTGGTGATAAAGGAACATAGTATTCGCCGTGTGTATGCGTGGCTTGATGAGGATTACAATGGGTTCCCGGCATATGTGGTTAAGGGACAATACCCAAGGCAGGGCTTTGGTTCTCAACAGGCAGATGTAGGAACACCCATACATGAGGTGATTCCCGTAAGTAGTGTTTTGTGTATAGAGGAGGTGTAATGAAAACAGAGCGGCGTTATTGGTTTGATATAACTAACCAAGCAGGGGTAGTTATACATACATCGCAATGGGCAGAAACTTTAACAAATGCTTGGCGGGGTGTGTTGTCACAATGGATAAATGCAGATATGAAGCCAGTGAAAATTGAACTTGTGAAACACTCGGTGGTCTAGGCATAATAGGAAAGGAGAATACCATGGATGCATATTTGCGAAAAGAACTTGACAGACTATCCCACCATATTGTGGCCTGCTATTGGGCTGGGCAGGATAGCAACTACCAGTATTTTCAAGGTGAGTATAAAAGGCTTACGGGAAACAAGCTAGGCTTGGATATAATACAAGAGGCAAAACCAGTACAATTACAGTTGCAGCACGCAGTCACCAATAACCTAAGGAGCAGCTAACATGAACAGAAAAGAGTTAGAGGCCGCAGTCTGGCGCAATGCCAACCTGCGCAATGCCGACCTGAGCAATGCCGACCTGAGCAATGCCGACCTGCACAATGCCGACCTGCGCAATGCCAACCTGAGCAATGCCAACCTAAGCAATGCCGACCTAAGCAATGCCAACCTAAGCAATGCCGACCTGAGCAATGCCGACCTGCACAATGCCAACCTGCGCAATGCCAACCTGCGCAATGCCAACCTGAGCAATGCCGACCTGCGCAATGCCAACCTGAGCAATGCCGACCTAAGCAATGCCAACCTGACCCCCTACCTTGTTTGTCCTGAGGTTGGCAGCTTTGTGGGATGGAAGAAACTTTGCGGGGGGATAATAGCTAAACTGGAAATTCCAGAAGAAGCAGCAAGGATTACCCCAATAGGACAGCGTAAGTGCAGGGCAGCATATGCACGAGTTTTAAGCCTTAGTGGTTCGGCTTTAGCGGGAACCGACACACACACAGCCAAGCTGGTCTATGTGACAGGCCAGATAGTGAGGCCGGATAGTTTTGACCCTGATGTGCGGAGTCAGTGTTCTCATGGCATCCACTTCTTTATTACTCGTAAAGAAGCTGAAGACTACTAGAATATGAGTAATAACTATACCTCTGTATGCTTTGCGGTGATGCTTTCGGGGTGTGCTGCTACCCCAGCACCATCATGGGTGTATTCCGATGGGGGGCGTAATGATTCTGGTTATACGCAGGAGGATAGGGATTGTGTGGTTCGTGCCTTCTCGCTGCTTACCGGGGTTCCCTACAAAGCTACCCATGAATGGATGAAAGCACGGACAGGACGGGTGGATGGATGGGCAACATACACCAAAGAACTACAGCAGGGAGTAACCTTTTATGGACAAAAGTTGATATGGAAACCTGCTAGGTATGTTGTGGTTGCCAAGTATGTGGAAGAGCATAAGCAGGGCAAATACATTATTGTATTATCTGAGCATATGTTTGCTGTATTGCAGGGGCAGGTTTATGATATAACCCCAGTGGATTACTTGAGGAATCGTCGGGCTGTATTTATTATCACAACGGAGTAGGAGGTTATGATGTTTATCGAAGATGTTACCAGACTTAATAACGTTGCTGCCAGACTTGCAAAATGCACAAATAATGCAGTGCGTCCGCGCATTCCAAAATGCAACGAAGCGAACATCGAACAGAATTGCTGGGGGTTTACTGCACAAGCACTAGGCTGGGTGGATGAGCCGGTGTGGTTGTCCCAAGGCACAATGGAGCGTATGTTAGCAGGGCACACAGTGAAGATTAACAAAAACAAGGTTATGCCGGGAGATATAGTTGTGTTTCGCAAACATAGTGGCGAATTGCTGCACACGGCGATTATCCTTAACAAGTCGTGTACATCCTTTATACATAAGGCTGGTGGGCATCCGATTACAGTGTGTGATGAGTGTGGCTATGTCGGAGCAAAAACTTATGTTCATCCAACAGGAGAGAATGATGAAACCCAAAACAGCAAGGTTCTTTAACTTTATTTGTGGCAGTGTTGTGGTTTGTTGCCTTGCCGCAGGTAGCATTATTGTTTACGCTGACCTCGTGCAGGAGAAACAGACCAAGGCACTAAAGGATGAGGCCGTTGAGCAGGTCAAGGAAAGGCAGCTTGACATATGGAAAAGCAGGGCATTCTACTGGTTTGGTCAGTACAAGACACTGGAAGAGTGCATTGACAGGGCAGCAGTAAACCAAACCCCAGCAAGAGAATGCCTTGGGGATAAAACCAGTTAGGAGGTATCGTGGCACACGGAATTAACACAGGCGGATTGCAGGCACACTCAGTGGGGGATGATTATCCCTTTATGATAATTGGAGTACAACAAGGTGCCGGGGGTACACAGTGGCGGGCAGTGGGCACTGGGTCGGAGTGGGCGGGGGGAAACTGTGGGGAAACTAAGTGCGTGGGATGCATATTACCCAACATGGGAAGAAGCCAAGATAGCACTTACCCTTATTGTGAGTGATAGGCTTTCCAAAGCCAGAAATGAGGTGGATGAGGCCTTTGCTTTGCTCGTAGATATTGATGGGTTGAAGCGGAACTAAACCGCATACCCGTTGTCATAGTAAAACCCCAGATTAGAAAGGAACTGCCATGAACAAGTCGGATGAGAAAACAGAACTAGAACAAGCAGCATGGCCAAGGTGGACGGTCACGTTCTCAGTGTCACCCCTATGGATACAGGATGGGTTTGACCTAACAGAGCAGGTTGCCAAGGACATGATTGAAAAGGCACTGCCATTGTCATACACCGCTGAGTCGAGGGTGCGCATAGATAAAGCGCCCCTAGCATCCTGGCTGAAAGGCTTGCGGGTATAATCATGGCTGACCTTCCCGTGACCAGTAGCGGTGCAGATATGAGCCGGGTTCCTATGGATTATGTGTGTGATATTACCAAGGAGCAACTAACACAATTCAATTTAAACCTGCTACCCTGTTTCTTTGGGGATGCAGAAAGGGTTAGGCTAAATCTGGTTTATGTTTATGTGGGATGGACAAAGAATAAGAAAGGGGATAATACCAATGAAGTTCTTCCAGTGGCTTTGTGAATCAGTTTTCTTTGGGTTGATATTACCTGTGGCGGCGGTTGGTTTTGTTATCTGTATTGTAAGCTGGGTTGCTGCGTTACTCACTTTGTTAGATTAGATTAGAGAAGGAGCATAGTATGTCTCATTGTGTGGCTTGTGATAAACTACTCACCGTGTCTGAGGACGTGAGAAAGTCAAAAACAACAGGGGAAGAATTGGGTTTGTGCAATGCGTGCCTCGGTTATATTGAAGAGGTGGTGCATGTGACCCTTGAGGATGAGTCTGATGAGTTGGACTCCCCGTTTATGGGTGATTATGATGCTGAGTTATCGTTCATGGGTGAGGAGCTATCCGAGTATGGTGATGACTAATGGCACAGGTCATAAGCCAAGGGGCTTGTCCCCAGTGTTCTTCATCGGATGCATACACCGAGTATGATGATGGGGGGTTCCATTGCTTTAGTTGTGGCAAGCATAGGGATGGGAATGCCTATAAGAAGCTGCTAAGAGGGGCCACAGTGAGTCAAAAGAAGTCTAAGCTATCCTCATGCCCACCACTACCAGAGGATGCGGCAGAGCTACTGTATATAAGCTGGAGCCTGCCTGCGCGTGGTTGGGTTGCTAGTTATGGGATAACAGAGGCAGAGGTTGAGGGGCATGGGTTTTTGTGGTCAAAGGAGAAGCAGTATCTAATCTTCCCAGTATATGACCCAAGGGGTAATCTGGTGATGTGGCAGGCCAGATACTTTGGTGATAACCCAAGACACCCTAAGTATATCACAAGGGGGTTCAAGGAGGATGTTCTTCATGTAATAGGCAAGCCAGACAGGAGTTTTCATACACCCGACAAGTATAAGAAAACGGAGCCATGGCCGGACGACGGAACAATTGTTTTAGTAGAGGATTTAATCTCAGCAATCAAGGTTAGCCGGGTGACCCCAGCAATGCCCCTATGGGGTAGTTCGTTATCCCAACAAAACGCACATCGCCTGTCTTTAGAGTATAGCAGTGCCTACCTATGGTTGGATTATGACAAGCGGGAAGAAGCGGTTAGGCAGGCCATACGGCATAGTTTGATTTTGTCTATACGCCCGATAATTACCAAGCTAGACCCCAAGGGGTATAGCACAGAAGACATAAGAGAGTGGCTACCAGATAGACCAGAGTGTAGCTAAGGCGTAGGCCTCACCACTGTAACATGATGAATGGAGAGCAAGACCATGACGACCATGACGACCATGATGACTGACGCTGAAAAAATAGAAGCATTGCAAGAGTATATTATGAGCGGAACAGACGTGCAGGCGCTGCAAGAAATTGCTAAGTTATCTTTGGGCAACCCATGTGACCCACTGCACGCAATCAACAAGATAGCAACCGAGGCAATCCAGAGGCTACTTGCCTAGTGGCAAAGCTGGGGTAGGGACTGTCCGCCCGCCTAAATAAACACCAGTAAGACAAAAGAAAATAAACCAAATGATTGAAACCCAGATTCTACACCAGCTTTTAAGCCACACTGCATGGGTTGAGTATAGTCCGGCAGTAGATTGGGCAGAACTAAAGAACCAAACCCCAGAATTATACAGAGTGTACTTAGCCCTTAAAAAGTGGCATGAGGAGAAGCATAGTGATATTACCCTCCCAGAGTTTCAGGTGTGGTTCTTCCTTCAATATCCGGGGTTGTCAGACAAACAACAAGCAGTTTATCAGGGGCTTCTTGGGCAGGCGGGTCGTGCCGAAATACGGGAGGAGCTAGTTGGTCAATACATGCAGCAAATGAAGGACAGCCAAACCCGCAGAACACTGGCCGTGATGGCTATGGATGCGGGGGTTACAAATGACAAGATTGTAGAACAAGCCGCAACACTTTTATTGCACAACGCAGATGTTGTGCAAGCAGTACAAGAATATGTGACAACGGATTTAGATGAACTGATGAAAATATCAGATGAGCAGCCGGGATTAAAATGGCGGTTGGCCTGCCTTAACAAGTCGGTTGGGCAGCTACGCAAGTCTATGTTTGGGGTAATACTAGCGAGGGTGGAAACAGGCAAGACAGCTATGTGGGTATCCGAAGCATCACACATGGTTGGGCAGATTGGTGATGATGAGCATGTGGTTGTGTTCTTTAATGAGGAGGATGGTAATAGTGTGATGTGGCGGTTCTACTCAGCGGTTACTGGTATGACAGCAGAAGAATTAGAAAGCCATCCGATAGAAGCACAGGAACTTTTCTATCAGCGGGGTGGTCAAAGACTAAAGTTTATAGATAATGCTCACCAGCACTACAGCAATGTAGCAAAAACACTAGACACCCTCCAACCACGGCTTATTATTATGGATAACTTGGATGAGATAAAAGGGTTCGAGCGGGATGAGCGGCAGGATGTGGGCTTGGGCAAACTATATCGGTGGGCTAGGGAATTGGCCAAGGACTATGCCCCGGTGTTGGGGGTATGCCAGTCTAGTATTACCATGCAAAAGAAATGGCTAACAGAAATGGATATGGCTAATAGCAAGGTAGCCAAACCCGCAGCCCTAGACTTCTTGATAGGGATTGGTCGAATAGAGGACGCAGGCTATGAATATGTACGCTACATAAACATACCCAAGAACAAGCGCAGGGGTATGCGTGGGGCAGATGAGCGGGATAGGCATGGGAAGTTTCAAACCATACTAATACCGGAACTTTCAATTTATAGGGATGCAGCATGAAGCCATTATTTTTTGACGTTGAGACAACAGCCAAGCCGCTGCATGACCCGTTTAATCCCACAGCAAAGCTGTGCTATATAGGAGCCGATGATGGCAATTACACTGATTACGCTATTGAGTATTTTGATGTACCTTATTATGACCGGCTTGTATCGTTCCAAAAGCGAGTTGACAGTTGTGACCTACTGGTCGGCGCTAATCCTAAGTTTGACCTTACTTGGGGGCGTAGGTATGGGGTGGTATTTACTGGCAAGCTAGTGTGGGACGTGCTTCTTGTCCAGTTTATATTGGATCACCAGACAACCCCGTTGAACTCACTTAATGATGTAGCTGTACGGTGGGGTCTTCGGGGGAAACTTGATGTAGTGAAGACTGAGTACTGGGACAAAGGAAGGCAAACAATGGAAGTACCTGAGCAGATACTTAGGGACTACCTAAGACAGGATGTGCAATTGACGAAACAGATTTTTTATTTACAGTATGATGCCGTAGTTGAGCGGGGCATCTTGCCCCTCGTTACGTTGCACAACCAAGACTTGCGTATGCTTGCTGAAATGGAATGGAATGGGAACTTATACGATGTTATGGGGTCAGAGAAGAAGGCCATGCTACTGGGTTCTGATATTGAAGCCACAATAAAGTATCTGAACACATGTGCCCCGGTGGCACCCCGTTGTTGGTCTAATGATTTTATATCCCAGCTTCTATACGGTGGAACCTATAAAGAAGTTGTGAAGGAACCCTACCTCTTCACCTATAAAGATGGGAGTACAAAAGAAAAGCTGCATAATGTAATTCATGAGCGTGTGCTTCCGCAATTGGTGGCACACCCAAAGAAGGGTTTAAAAAAGGAGGGTTTTTGGCCTACAGATGAAGCCACCCTCAAGAAATTGAAGACAACAGGGATAGCCACGAAAATTGTGCAATATATATTAGAATTGCGCAGGCTGGAGAAACTCGTAGGTACTTACTTGAGTGGCTTCCCTTCAAGGATAAAAGAATCTGGATGGGAAGGCAATTTGATACACACCAACTACAATCAGGCGATGGCTGTAACTGGGAGGTTGTCTTCCGTTAAGCCTAATGTACAGAACAACCCAGATGAGCAGAAGCCGTACTTTATTAGCAGGTTTGAGTAGGAGGATGTATGACCAAAGAACAGTTGGATAGTGTCAGGAAAATGTTAGATGGGCGGGCTGTAGCCTACCCGCAGGGTGATGATATAATCATACTTGGCCTGCTCCAGCACATAGATGAACAAGAACAGCGGTTTGGTAAACAGAGTGCAGGAAAAGTGGAGAACAAACAACATGACAACCCCTAAGAACTATTATGCGGAACTGCTGCATGAAATGCAGGATGCGGAGACATACTATGACCACAGGACAGAGCAGGTGGAGGCCCTTACCCAGTACAGTATGCAGGAAGGGAATGAGTTCTACCCATATGAGGAAGAGAACCTGAGGGAAGCCTTTAGTGAACTGATAGCCGCAGAGGCTATTTGTGGCGTGCTACAGGTGGTGTTAGAAAAAGTAACGGCCACAGAGGATGAAGCAAAAGCATTAGTCATGTTTGGGGTAACAAAACTAGCAAAAGCAGTGGCGGGTTACTGGGAAGAAGCAGCCTATGCTGCTGCTGAGAAGGAGGTAGAATGAGCCACTCATCTGATACAGATATAGAGAACCAAGTAAGAGAAGAGGTGTACTACCATGATACCGTGTATAGGTTTTGCCGGTTGCTGGAGGAGGCATACATGAGCGGCAGTGAGGAGGGGGTAGAAGAGTGGAGTATCCTAATGGAAGCCCTTCGCAAAAACTTGCCACGAGAAATTGTCGAGGAGGTCTTTGGGTCGGATGGTTTTGATAGAAAGCGGGAGGCCCTGCATGTTGATTGAATGTGATGCCGCCCAGTTGGAATGGCGCTGTGCCATGTTCCTCTCCCAAGATAAGACCGGGATACAGGAAGTTCTTGAGGACGTAGACTTTCATAGTCATAATCAGAAGCTGCATAAGTTTCCTGAGGGAAAGGATGGAAGAGACTTAGCCAAGACCTTTATCTTTCGTGCCATATATAAAGGGCCTGCCTATGCATATGCAAATGACCCAAGGTTCATGGAGGTATCAACTTCTGAGAAGTATTGGCAGGGGGTTATTGATGCTACATATGAAAAGTATAGTGGTCTGGCACAATGGCACGCAGAGATTATCCAGCAGGTTAATGCTACTGGAAGACTATGTAACCCGACTGGACGAGTGTACCAGTTTGAGTCGCAAGGCCACAAAGGATATGCAGAACGGGATATAGTTAATCACCCGGTGCAGGGGCTAGGTGCCGAGTTCATGGCCGTAGCTCGGGTAACCGCACTGAACCGCTATCCCAAGTTTGAGTTAAAGGACAGGATGTTGTTTGTCAACACGGTGCATGATTCTATTGTGGTGGATGCAGATGTACAGGAAGGCAGCAAAGAACTTGAAAAGGTTTGCATATTTCTTGAAGATTGTTTTTCTGATATACCACGGAACTTTGAGCGGCTGTATGGGGTCAAAGTAAACGTCCCCCTTGCTGGGGAATGCAAGTATGGCCATACATGGGCTAACATGACAAAGTTTAAGAGGAGTGTATAATGGTAACAAGCGATAACAGAAAATTGGTGGCACAGATTGTATCAGTAACTTTTGACACCACAATTAAAGGACAGGCAAAGTCTTATCCCGGCACAGAGGTTATTTACAAGACCATAGACGGGAAGGTGTTAACTAAGAACATCCACACCAAGAATTTTAGTTTTAATGCAACCTTGCGTAGTGATTTAGAGGCGGTCTTAACAGGAGATTGGGTAGTTATTACAGATACAAAGGATGGCGACTTCTGGAAGTGGCTAACAGTTATAAAAACAGAAGCCCCAACAGAACAGGCCGTGGTAGCCCCAGCAACAAGCGCACCCTCTGGTGGGAAAGCCCCAACACAGACACAGGTACGCAGCAACTATGAAACACCCGAGGAGCGCGCAGCCAAGCAGGTAATGATTGTGCGGCAGAGTAGTCTGTCAAATGCGATTGCTCTGCTTGCCCTTGACCCCTCAGAATATGTGCCTAGTGCAGCGGATGTTATCAGTATTGCTCAGGAGTTTGAGGCATATGTGCTGGAGCATAGCAGTACAGAAGCAGGGGTGGGGGTGGACGATGTCCAAGTACACCTCCCCGAGTAATGCACATGGCACTTGCTGGGGTCGGGTTAAAGGCTCCGGAAACAGTGCAGGCTGGGTTCCTGTGAGGATGTATGGTAAGCTGTTCTCTGCCCCAGAAGCGGCCCTTATACCATGGGTTTCTATGTTACAGGCGCGGTTCCCCGAAAACGAATACGAGATAAGGAAAGCGACATGAGTGATGGTGCGAAAGGCAGGAAGTTTGGGCGGAGTAAGCGTGGTGGTAGCATGGCTACATACAATGCTGTCAGGCGTGATGTGCGGAACAAGGAAAAGAGCGTAGCAAGGCACGAGAAGGGGGTTACAGCAGCACAAGACAAGGCTCAGGCTATCACCCCCCATGGAGCGGCACGGAAATCCCGTAGGGCCGATATTACAAAGTTTAAATTAGCCCGAGCAGAGGCTAAGTTAGAGGCAAGGAGCATATCATGAGCGAATTAAAACCAACATGGTGGTGGAAAGACAGAGCAAAGACAGCCTCGTACGAATGGGCAGCATCTACTGCATCCCGTCTACCGTTAGCATTTGTGTGGGAAGATACACCACAAGGATGGGCTTTTTGGCATAATGTACAAGTTAGCCTTAACCAGTATGCACAAACAGGAGAGATTAAATGAGAACATACCCAGAGGTTAAAGTAGGGCAGGTATACTTGGCCAAAGACAAGCGCCGTCAGGCCGCACCCATAACAGTAGCTGAAATCCTCGGTGATGCAGTGTACCAGCATGGGTATTCAACCCACCCGCTTGAGCGCGGTATAGCTATTAAGCGGATACAGACCCGCTATACCTTGGTAAGTGGGGCATGGTAGCACTTATTGATGGTGACATAGTCGCTTTCCGGTGTGCTGCTTCGTGTCAGTCTGTGGGTATTTCCGCAACCACAGGAGAGAAGGAGATTGTAGTTCTCCCTGTTGAGATAGGATATGCCCGAGTTAATGAAATGATGGATGCCATTATTCAGGAGACAAAAGCATCCAGCTATAAAGTATTTCTTACCGACTCAGATGGGAACTTTCGCAAGACAGTGTACCCCGAGTATAAAGCCAACCGGAAGGATGTAGCACGGCCTATTCTTCTCAAGCAGTTAAACGACTTCCTTATACAAGCATGGTCAGCATTAAGGGCTGTGGGGGAAGAGGCAGATGACCTGCTTGGGATTGAGCAGACAAGATATAACAGGTTTGAGTGCTGTCGGACAGATGATGAGTCCATTATCTGCTCAATTGATAAAGACCTTCACCAGATAGCAGGTAGACACTACAACTTTGTGAAGAAAGAGTTTTCTGAAATAACAGAGGAGGAGGGGCTTTACTTCTTTTATAAACAGCTTCTCATGGGGGATAGCACAGATGGTATTTCAGGATGCCCCGGCATAGGCCCGAAGAAAGCAGAGAAACTGCTAGACCCGGTAACCGGGGATGAAGAGGCCATGATGCAGGTGGTGTGGGAAACATATGAGCAGTGCTTCCCCAACCTCAATGTAGATGAGCTGGAGGAGCTAATCACAGTGGTTGGCAGGGTTGTATTTATTAGAAAGCATGTAGGAGAATTATGGACAATCCCGACATTTCTGTGATTAAGTTTTGTAGTAACTGTGTGCATGGGGATATAGCCCAGAGCATTACCGAGGCGTCCACATGCAGCCTACATCAAACTACCTGCATGGTCGCAAGGGAACAGGGTGGGGCATGTGGTTCTAGTGGAGCTTCGTGGAGTCCCAAGAAAGGACGAACCGATGTTAGACAACCCACAGATAGAGCATAGCAACCTTTGCACCCGGAGTGGCCTGCCCGTCATGCTGTTTGCCTACTTTGACAATCAGGAACCCAATTACTTTGGGGTGTATCTAAGTCAGGGTGTGTGGTACACAGCTACATGGTACAAGGATGGTAGTGGCTTTGGGAAAGACCGGCCAAGTGGCTGTGATTTAATTGTGCTAGATGAGGATAAAAAGAGTGAGACAACAGCATAGTGGTGCAAAGACACTAGCATTAGGCCGACTTAAATATGGGGTGATGAACCCCATGGAAAAGAAATACGCAGATTACCTTGAGGAACTAAAAGCAAAGGGTGCGGTCTTATGGTACAAGTTTGAGGGCATGACATTTAAACTAGCCAAGGGCTGCACCTATACCCCTGACTTCAATGTGATGCTTTCCTCTGGTGAGGTGCAGCAGCACGAGGTTAAGGGGCATTGGATAGGTGATGCCAGAGCCAAGATTAAAGTGGCAGCAGCAATGTTCCCATTTCAATTTATCGCAATTAAAGCAGAAGCCAAGTGCCGGGGTGGTGGTTGGATAACAGAGGAGTTCTAATTGGAGCATATAAATAGTTATATTATCGAAGTAGTCGGAACACTTCTGTTGCTCCTTGTGGCTATTGAGATGTTTGCTCGGGTAGGAATAAATACATGGTATGAAATAAAAGCCCTCGTTAAACAGTCAAAGGAGAAATAATGGGTAAGACAATTTTGGTTATTGGTGATGCTCATGCCCACCCAGACTTCCCAAACACCCGCTTTGACTGGCTTGGAAAGATGATTGTGGCAGAGCACCCAGACGTTATTGTGGACATAGGTGACTTTGCTGATATGCCCAGTCTTTCTTCCTATGATTTTGGGAAGAAGTCGTATGAGGGCCGGCGGTATCTCAAAGACATTGAGTGTGCGATAGACGCACGGAAGAGGGTTAAGGAACCAGCAGATGAGTTATCGGCCAGATTGCGGAAGCAGCATGGTAAGCACTGGGAACCCCGCTTTGTTGCATTGGGAGGTAACCACGATGAGGCACGGATTACCCGCACTATAGCCTGCGAGGCAATGCTGGATGGCCTTATCAGCCACTGGGATTTGGGCTACAGGGAACTTGGTTGGGAGTATGTCCCGTTTGGGGATACCATAGACATTGAGGGTATTTGTTTTACCCATTACTTTATGGGTGGGGTGATGGGAAAACCATTAGGTGGACTATATCCCACGGTGACCATGCTCAAGAGGTTCCACCAATCATGCGTGCAGGGACACACCCATTACTTTCAAATGAGGCATGAGGTAGGCCCGCAAGGCAAGGTGTATGCGTTCATGGCTGGATGCTACTTTGATTACAACCCGGAGTGGACAAAGGCACACATCTTCTATGACCGGGGTATCCTACTGTTAAAGGATGTGGATAAGGGCAATATAGGCTCATTCTCATGGGTGGGTATAGATGAAATAAAAAGGAGGTATGGATAATGCCATACGTAACAGAGCACACTAGAACTAACCTGCAATTGGGGTTTGTGCATCCACATACAGCCGGGGAACTTAACTATAAACTTACGCTACAACTACTCAACTATATAGAGTACAACAACCTATCATACCAGACAATAAACGATGTTATTGGTGCGCTAGAGGGTGCAAAGTTGGAGTTTTATAGACGTGTGGCAGTGCCCTATGAGAACAGAAAAATTAAGGAGAATGGTGATGTCTACCCAGCAGAATAAGAGCGATGGTTTTGTTTACTTGGCGTCACCTTACAGCCACCCATTTAAGTCTGTCCGTGAGGCGCGTGTAGCAGCAGTACAGCAGAAAGCAGTTCAACTAATGGAGGAGGGTTATAATGTATTCTGCCCCATAGCCCATACATACCCGCTGGAGGGGTTGGTAAAGGTAGACAAGCACGACTTCTGGATGAAGCAGGATATAGCTATACTACAATATGCACAGAAACTTTTTGTTCTCTGCTTGCCGGGGTGGTTGTCTAGTAGTGGTGTAACTGAGGAAATAAAGTATGCCCGCGACCACGGTATCCCAGTAGCCTATCTAGCAGTAGCCGAGTATTATGCGGACTTCCCAGTAGGGGAACCAAAGGAAAGTATTTTACAGGAAGCAGAAAACCTTATCCATGGGGACAGGCGAGGGGATTATGGGCACCCCCTAGATGATTTCACACGGACAGCAAAGATGTGGGCAGCTATCTTAGGGCTGACAACAGTTACACCAGAGGAAGTTGGGCTTTGTATGATTGCCCTCAAGATAAGCCGGGAGTGTAACAAACCAAAGCGGGATAACCTTGTAGATGTGTGTGGGTATGCAGGCACAATCGAAATGGTGTTGGACGAAAAAGAAAGAAGGAGCAAATTATGAAATGGCTAGACCGTACTGGAATGGAGCTACCATGTTTAACTTTATGCTTGACTGAGGCCGACTTTAAGAAAGCCCGAAGGCACCTGAGGCTAACAACCCCAGAGGAGTGGTTAAGCCCCGGAAGTAGTGCATCCACGCATACATACGAAAACGCCACAGGAGGGATGGCCTGTGTGGTGTGCTGTGAAGGGGATAACACGAACGGTAGTGACGTAGTGGGTTCACTAGCACACGAGGCTACCCACATCAAGCAACACTACTTTGAGTACATTGGTGAGCATCACCCCGGTACAGAGGAAGAGGCATATATCATAGGTAATATAACCCGGACGCTATGCCGTGAGTACGCCCGATTGAAAGGAATATAATGTTTGGGTTTATACCTATACAATACCAACTAGCCGCAAAGATACTTGTTATCTTGGCTGTCCTCATTGTAGGATACTCAGCCGGTTGGAGCCAGCGGGGGACAAAAGCTGATAATGAACTGCTAACCATACAGAACCAACAGCAGGCAGTTATTGTCCAATACCAAAAGGAAGTAGCACAAACCAAGCAGACCTTGCAGGGGTTTGCCAACAAGGTAGAGGAGCAAAACAATGCAAACAAAAAGAAACGGGAGTCCGAACTGGATAAGTATCGGAATCTTGTTAAGCAGCATGGCGGGTTGTATGACAACAACACTGTGCCCCCCACCAGAAATGATACCACTGCCGGAGATTCCAGCAGCACTACAACAGGAACCGGCAGGACAAGACTTTCAGAAGAACTTAGTAGATTTCTTCTTGACCAAGCCAACAAAGCAGACCAAGTAGTAGACCAAGACAAGCTGTGCTTGGGGTACATCAAGAAACTGACAGAGATACAGAAACAGCAGAAGGAGAGAACCAATGAGTGACTACAAGGCAAACCAAATAACAATTGTTTTTAAGGACTCTGTAGAGGCACCCGGACATGCTGAGATTGGGGTGGCTTTTGACCCACCTATAACAGACGACGCCGACCTATTGGGTACCACACAACCCTGTGTATACGCTGCCCTAGTTGTGGTAAGTGCCATTCTCAGTAGTTTTCAGAAAAGCATGGAGGGTGTGGAGGATGTGGCAACCCCGTTTAAGGGTTTGAGGGCGCTCACATGAGGACAATGCAAGTAGGCTGCATCCGGGTAGTAGTTGAACTGCTTGAAGACAAGCGGTTGGTTGCGGGGGATGACCGGGATAACTCAGCTATACTAGGGGAGTCTGATAGCAATAGACATACGGTGAGGCTGTATAACTCCCCAGTTCCCGGTGAACTTGGAGTCACCTTCTACCACGAGCTAATGCATCAGATTGTAGATGCATACCGTGTGCGCACACTGAGGGAAAAAGACGGGACACATAATGAGGATAGCATAGATGCGCTGGCTATAGGTTTACAGGAAGCCTTATCCAGCCTTGGTGTAGACATCACCAAATACATAAAGGAGCCAGTATGAATTTAAAGAAAGCAAAGGCACTGCGTAGGTTTGCGCGGATAGCCCTACAGCCAAGCACTACCCGAAGGTTATCAGAAAAGACCACAGGTGTTAAGCACACATATTCAGAGGGCGGAAGAATCAGCAGCCGGTTCTGGGCTGTGCTTGTAAATGCAGAAGGCACCCAGCGTGCTATTTATCAGGAGTTGAAACATTATAGGATAGGTATGGCATGATTGACTTTTCATTTGAAATAATTTGTGGTGTTTCTCTTGGCTTTGAAATTATAACAGAGGAACCTACCACGTATCTGGTGGTTGATTTTTTTATCTTCCGTGTTGTGGTTGAGTTCACAGATGACATGGCAGCAGCATAACAGGAGAATACATGAACAAACAAATAATCACAGCACTGTTTACCGGGTTGCTTACCCTTGGGGTGTGCACGTCAGCGTCAGCAGTACCTGTGTGCACATTAACCAATGCAACAGCCACCTCGTTTAGCCTTTCCTGCACCACCCCACGGCTACCCCCCGGAAAGCACACTGTATCTGTGGCTGTGGATAATACCTCATTCACAACCACCTTTACTGTGGGGGCAGCAACACCTCCACCAGCACCTGCCGGATGTGCTAACCCCAGCAATATCCAGACAGCAGTTAACTTCGTGACAGATAGGAGCAAGGGTTTCGTGCTGCCACTCGGACGCGGACAATGGTCTATAATCAAGTTCACCACGCCAAACAACAGCACTCCCATTGCAGGTGTGTTGCAATTTTCGAGCACCAAGTATTACCTCACCCGGAAGACTATCTCGCTGTCATTGCAGCAGTGTAACTTCATCAACCCGATTGGCTATTTGACCAAGGGCAGCCAATCTGCAAACATGGGATTCACGATAAACCAGACCAAACCCGGAGCGTACCGGTTGCAACCCAACACTACATATTACCTGAACGTGAAGAACGAGATATACATGGAGCCTGGCGTTGATACCTGCCCTATAGGCCAGCAGTGCGGCTATCTTTTTGGCCTCACTTACTAAGCAGCTTTGTGGGAGTAATTATGATAGACCTTAAATCTGACCTATATGCATTAGGTAACTTTCTTGGGGTAGCACTTATCATATCTGTAAGTGTATCAGCTATCCTTTATGGTTTCGTTTTACTTGTAAGCTAAGGAGAATACTATGAATGGTTTGAATATGATTAAGAAAATGAACTTGGTGGGTCACCCAGTACCAACCCCAGCTACCAACCTTTCTGCCTATGCACAATCAGAAGGCAAGTACAACCCACTGCGCCGGGTTACTACAGGGGAGGTTGTAGTTGTGGGTGTTGCACTTCTGTGGTTATTTGCTTTACTGCTTAGTGTCGGGGTGTTTGGCTAATAGCCTACCCCGAACAGGCAAAATAAAAGCCCTTGGATGTAATGTCCTTGGGCTTTATCATGTATGAAAAAGAAAGGATTTATATGAAACCAATGCTTGCATGTAACCACGACCCAGAGAGACTTGTGTTCCCGTTGATAGCCTCACCTAAACTGGATGGTGTTCGTGCTTTAGTTGTTGATGGTGTTGTGTTGTCAAGGTCGCTGAAACCAATCCCCAATACGTATGTTCAGTCTGTCCTTGGAAAACCAGAATACAATGGGTTTGACGGTGAACTGATTGTAGGAAGCCCTACAGACAAGCTGTGCTACAACCACACAGTGTCTGCTGTGATGTCACAAGACAAGGCTGAGTTTGAGTTTACCTACTATGTATTTGACTTGTGGGACTCTATGGCGGGGTACGCTTTGCGTGAGCAGCAGTTATCTGATTTACTTGCTCGGGCACATACCCCCCGTATTATCCAGCACACCAGAAAACTTATGTGTTGTGGGGAGGAACTGCTTGAGTATGAGGAGGATGTTCTTGGGCAGGGGTATGAGGGCCTTATCCTCCGCAAGATTGATGGCCGGTATAAGTTTGGTAGGTCTACAGTTAAAGAGGGCCTGCTGTTAAAAGTCAAGCGGTTTGTTGATAGTGAGGCTACTATCATTGGATTTGAGGAACAGATGCAGAACAACAATGAACAGGTGGAAGATAACCTTGGGCACAGTAAACGCTCATCACACCAAGAGAACCTTACCCCGAAGGGTACACTGGGGGCACTGCGGGTTATGGATGTGGTAACCGGGGTAGCCTTCAATATAGGCACTGGCATGGATGATGCCTTACGGCAAGAGATATGGGATAACAGAATACTATGGACGGGTAATCTAGTTAAGTATAAGCGCTTCCCCGTAGGGGCGCTAGATAAACCCCGACACCCAGTATATCTTGGTGTACGTTCCCCGATAGACCAATAAAGAAAAGCCCCTGTTTAAGGGGCTTATTCATGTCCAACGTAGGGTAGCCTACCTAGACCTATTTAAATGCATTGTAGCTCATCCTAGAGGCTTCTCTGTGGCATCTTCCACCTCAGTATGGGACTCCACGTAGTATTTACCAGCAAGACTGGCTACTATTAGACTTAGCCCAGAGGCAAACCCAAGAAAG